GTGCTGTAACAGAAATCGTAACAGGGATAATGACCGATGACCCAACTGTATATGCCAGCGGAACGGCAGGTTATTGGTTGTATCAATCTGGTCTTAACAGTCAGCAGATTGTTGGTGACACTAGCACAATGGTTGGCAGTGCGTATGTTGAATCTATTGGTGATGCGTTACTTAACCGTAATATTGCTGGTGGTTCTAATGCTGGAAGACTTGTGAAAGAAGCACTGTATGCGTTGCGTAGTAAATCTGAAATCACGGGTTCGACGCTCAATGTGTATAACGCTGACGATTCCGCAATAGCGTGGACTGCTACAGTTTCATCATCGCCATCCGCTAACCCTGTTACAGGAATTGACCCACCGTAATGGCTGGTTATCGCTCTTACGCATTTAGGTGGTTCACAGGCTATGCTGTACCCTCTGATGGTCCAGAGCCACCGGGTCCATCTCCTGAATCATGTGCTTGCCCACCGTGGAAAGTAGATAGCACATTGCAGAATGCGTTTACTCGTCTTGATGAAGGATTATGTGTTGAATACACTAAACCTGCGACGTTAGTAAATGCGTGGGTACGAAAGGGTTGTGGGTAATGCCTGATAATTCGCGTCAAATAAACACCGGCGTTCAGTCGTACATACTGGGCGATCGGCGTTTTGTAGGCATCGACACTAATCTTCAGCCAAACACATTGGATGTTGGGTTTATGCAAGATGTCAATAATATGTTTGTTGATGGCACTAGCCTTACACCTAGGCCAGGTTGGCAAGCAGAACTTACGACCTCATTATCAGACCCGATATATGCATTAATTGGATACCGCACGAAAGACAACCAAGACAACAAAGTGTTATTCGTGAGTAATAATGCATTGTATTCACATGTTGTTTCTGACCCTGTGACAAACACTAATACGCATCTAGGGTATGGACCATGGGTTGATGCAAGTCAAGTTAAACTTGTACAGCACGGCAAGTACATTTATGGTGTGCCTGGCGCGGGAACAGACACAAATGGTGCAACGCCAGCAAAAACAGGCGGATGCATATTTAGAACAGATGGCACTAATCCTATTGAGTACATTCCGCAACTTGAAGCCGCTACTACGGACGGAGAAACTTTCGTAAAAGCCTCAGTTAACTTAAGTGGCGTGCTAGTTAAATCTATTACGGCAAAAACAGATATAGACGAGGCGTATCTAACCACGGCTGAAGCAGCGTTTGGTAAAGCAGCTGCTGTAACGGCAGGGTTCCCAACAGTATGGTCAGACAATTTACTAAAAAACTCCACAAGGACGCCAGCATTATCACCGAAAATTCCAAGTGGTGACTTCGATGGATATGACGACGCGGCGTCTAGTGGTAATGCATATTTTGCTGCTGACTGGCAATCAAGTGGTGCATCAGTACACGCAAATATTAAATGGGCACAAGGCAGCATGAATGTCAAACAAGCGCCTAATAGTTCGACTTATACCAGTGCAGTTGGAGGAACAAAGAAATACTTAATATTAGACAACACTGGTGAATACGTTGAGCAAATTATTGAAGGACTACCATATGAACAATGGGGGCCGGCTACTAGCACTACACCAATAGGATTGTATAACCTTCAATGGTATTCGTTTGCAAACATTGTAAAAACAGAAGGCAGTGTCAAATATATGGTTACTGTCACAGGATTGGACAGCAGTGGCAATACTATTACAGGCGCACAGTACAGCAAAGAGTTTAAACAAGCATATTCATTAAACGAAGCCGATTGGCTGTTGAACAATGTTGTAGTTGACTTCAGAGAATTTGCGAGTCAGTTAATCAAAATCAAATTACGTTTTGAAAGCACTGCGACGTATAAACAACAAGACATCATTATTGACAACATCAGGTTTCACGCAAGTGTTTCTGCTCTTACTACAGACTCCAGTAATCCCTTAACAAGTACTGGTTTAGTGTCAATAAAGTTTAAACAAGAGAACAATAATCTTGCTTTACGTAATGCAAGTTACGTTAAAAATAGAGCAATTCGAGTTATAGGTTCTGCAACTACACCGTATCTAGATTTGACTAAGGTCAATACACTTTCATTTAAATGGGACTTTGAGACTGGAGCTGTTAGCGACACTGGTCGATACCCGAATGTAGTGTTAGGCATTCAAGCCAATGGCTCAAGCACTGTGTCGTGGGCATCTATTGGTGAATGGGATAAGACTAACCGATACATATCGTTTAACTTGTATAGGCTTAGCAATAGTGAAAAAGCCAACATTCAATATGTGTATGTCAAATTTTTAGAAGACGTAATGAAATCGGATGGCACGTCTTTTACAAACTTAGAACCTGCATTTGGTATTGGAGATTTAGTAAAGACAGGTGAAAGTCTTACGCCAAATATGGCGTACGAATACGCAGTAACAAGATGGTATCCAGAGAGCCTTACTGCTAAAGTTGCTCCTGATCAATTGTTGTCAGATGGCTTCACATCTAATGGATACGAGACAAACATATCAGACGCATCCAACACGGTGTTTACTACACCCGCCCTCACGTCGGCCAGTGTGATGTTGAATCCAATGGTTGTTAGCGGTACTCAATCGTACGCAGTCGACTTGTCCAAAGACAGAAAGAAAATAGTTGCTGTCACGGATGTAACAAACGTCGACCAACATCTAGTAACTGCTGTGCCATCTGAATATCAGATACGACTCATCACGGCTAATACATCGTCTACCGTAACTTATATCGCGCTGGATGGCACAACTGTTACATTGACATCAGGAAGTTGGACTGCAATATCTGCGTCAGGGTATTACTATTACTCTGTTCCGAAAACAGTATCCGGAAAGATAAGATACGTGACTTCTGTTACGGGTGCAGTGTGGCTTGAGTATTACGTTGCGTACGGCAAGGTGAATTACTATGCGTCTGTTACAGCAAGCAATACTGCAATCAGTGTGACAGCACCATTTGCTGTCAATGACCCAATTGTTTTTACTACAACACTAGGAAACCTCATTGGTGGGACAACCTATTACGTATTATCAAATAGTGGCACATCTATTACCGTGTCTCTGTCTGTAGGCGGCGCAGTGGTTACACCATCAGCAAGTACAGCAGCTGGTGCGTATGCAACTATACAAAGAACCACATTAGCACAGTACAGCCACGTGCTTGTTTACAGACGATGTAACACAATGTTTCCAGATGGTCGATTTAGACTTGTGGGCGTAGTTCCGTATGACCCAACGACATCAGGGCTACAGACAATAACTGGTACAGGTTGGACTGCGTCATACAATAACACATCTGCCACTGCACCTGGCGTCATCACGTTTGTTGACACAGTGCCTGACAGTAGTTTGCTGTACATACCAGAACTATATAAACAAGGTCATATTCAAGAAATTGGACGCGACAACTTACCCATAGGTGCTAGTTCAATTGCAATGTTTCAATCACGTTTATTTGTCAGTAAAGCAAACGTGGTGTACGCAAGTTGGGAACTTGAACAAGGTCAAGAATATGGAATCTATACCACTATAGTTCCAGACATAAATGAACCAGGCGTGCAAAAAAAAGGTGCGTCATTTACTGTCGGCGGATACTACGACAAAGAAATAATCAGAGCAATGATTAGTTCTTACGCTGAGGGGATACAGCAAAGTAACTCAACCACAGCCACATTGTATGTATTCAAAGACAATAGCCTCAGCACAATCATTGGCTTTGACCCTACTACGTTTACAGCACAACTGTGGATATCAACTCCAGGCTCAGGCATTACTGCGCCAAACTCATTAATAAATGCAGACGGACAAATCATTTGGTTAGGCGTAAATGGCGTCAATCAATACAATCAAGGACAGATTGTCCCACGGTCAACAGAACTAAGAAAGTTGTTGTCGCTCGACCCTACATTGCGTGGACCTGGAAACATTTCCAAAACGTTCTATCGACAATCGTTTTCTGTGTATGCAAACAGACGTTTGTTTTTAGTTAGTACGTCAAGCAATGCTGGCGGTGCAAATCAAACAGTATATGTGTTTGATTACAGGACTAATGGTTGGGTCAAATGGTCAACCATAAACAATATGACATACACATCGGGATGCGTATTGTCGTTTAGTGACAGCATTCAATACGTCATAATGGGCAGCACAACAGGGCAACTGTACAGGCTAACAGGCACGACGGATAATTTAGACACCGCAACTACGGCTCCTATATCTTGGTCGATACTTACGAGGCAACATAGCCAAACCTATTCTGAAGGTATCGCATACCATGCTATCAACCGTGCATATCAATTGGATTTGCACATGCAGAATAACGATGCCACAACTGCCACGGTTACTGGAGCAATGAGAGTTACATGGCGAGTCGAAACACAACAAGGTGTGTACCTGAACAACGGAACAACCACTTATGATTTTGCTACAGGAACAAACAGGTCTATTGCTATACGTAATTTAAATAGAGCAATCAAAGCCACCGCATTACAGATACGACTGTCGGGTACTACGTCTGGTACGTTCTATATACATGCAGCTCACATACATTGTTACGACACGGCTATACAGAGGTCATAATGGGAATATATACAGCATCTGATCCAGGTCAAGGCGCGGTTGCAAGCAATGGTCAATCCATTGGGCAGAGCGAAACAATAGAAGATGACGTCATAGTTGTTTCGGATACATGGGATCCGTACAATACAAACTTTGTACCTTCAAACGAGATAGCAACATCTTCAACGTTAGATTTTGCACCAATGGTTGTGCTAGTTGATGCTAGTGGCGGAGCAGTAACAATCACGTTACCTGAGCCTGACCACTTTGAGGGAAAAACTGTTACAATCCAGAAGATGGATACAACTGGCAATGCAGTCAACATCGCCACAGCATCAGGAGTTATATACGGTGGCTCAACCGCCATAACAACGCAGTACACGGCACGTGACTATACAGCCGTAAATAACACAACGTATCTTGGATGGGTAGGGAGATAATAAAATGCCACCGTGGATGTTAGCGCAAATGGGTATAAATCAAGCTGTTAAACCCGCTTTTGAGCAGCTGCGTAGTGATGCAATAATGGGCGAATTGGTAAATGATGAGACTGATTGGCCTGAAAGTAAAAGGTATGGCGGTGCTTTAGGTGGATGGAATAAACAATGGGATAAAGCAAATTATGCTGGCAAACTTGGCATGGGATTGGGTGTAGCTGGTGCTGCTGCTGGTCTCATGTCAATGTTTGGTCGCCGTCAAGGTCCATCTCGTTACGAAATCGAACAAGAAGCATTAGCACGCAGTGGCATGGGCGCCGCTAACGCATACGCTGGTCTACTTGGCAATATGGGACAAGGTCTTCAGACTCAAGGGCTTCGCAATATGAATATGTATCGAGATCGATATATGGACGAAGCAATGAACCCGGTAAACATGCAGACAGACATGGCGGCATTAGCGGCGCAAGACTCAGCCAGGCAACGTGGTATTTCTTCACGATTTGGCATGATGGGTGGCAATCTTGGTGCAGCACGCGCAATGGGAGCCGCATACAATCCTGCGTTTGCAAGTGGAGTAGCAGGTCTTATTGGCGGGCAAAGACAGCGACGTATGGGTGCGTTTGGTCAAGGCGCTCAATGGGGACAAAGCGACTTTGGTCAAGGCATGGGTATGTTAAATAATTCGTATAACGTTGCTGCTGGTGGCAGACAACAATTTGGTTCTGTGCTTGGACGACTTCAGCAAGCTGCTGATGCTAGACGAGCTGCTTCAGACCAGGCAATGATGGGTGCTGTTAAAGGCATTGGCTCTTTGGCTGGTGGAGGATTTGGCTAATGGAAGGACTGGGATTACTGGCTGGCCTATTAGGCGGTTACGCTCAAGGTCGTCAACTGCGTCAAAATCGTGACATCAGAAAAGCACAAATTGAGCGGCAAACAGAGCAGGATAGGTATACTCGTGCCCATCAATTGAAGATGGAAGATATTGCTCAAAAACGATTGCAACTAGCGCAGAATCCCGAACGAAATGTCGATACTGGCCCATCCTTAATATTTGACCGCCAGATTGACCCTATACGAGAGTATTGGAAGGCTTGGAACAATAACATTAATAAAGAGACCACGATGGCTGGTCGAAGACGAGTCATTGATGAGGGTGTAGCAAAACTTCCATACCACAGGGAACTAATTAAAAGTGCCATGGGGAGATACGGCACACAACTGGGATACACAAGCGACACCGATCCGGACCTTTTATTAGGAGGCATGCATGGCATGTCTGGTGTCGTATACGATCAAAAAACAGGAGCGTACGTTTCACCTAAAGATATTTATAAAAGTTTTGCACCTGCGGTGTCTGCTGCAGATAAAGCCAAAGTTCGAGATGAAATAACTAGAATTACAAATTCTGGTACGTTACCAATAGCGGTACAACGTGCCCAAATGCAAGCACTACGAGATAGTCTGGCTGAGTTGTACGGAGAGGATAACGCAAAAGCAGAGATTCCGTATTTACCTGGAGACGAAGTAACTACGGGTTACAAACAACTAACTGTTGACGGAAAACCAGAAGCTTATGGTGCGCGTCCTCAACCTGTCTTCAGTGACACCACAAACCCGCTTTTAGGGACTAAAGTTGAAGGTGGAGTTGCGCGTAAAGCAGTTCCGCAACAGAGCATTCAACGCATGTTTGGCACAGATGCTCCCGGCATGTTTGCCACACAGGAAGCTAAAGATGCTTATCAAGATGCTAGGTATAACGCGCCAGAAACCCTTGGCACGCTAACACCGGGTGCTTTTGATGTAACCAAGGGTCAACTTAATATTGCACCAACGTTTCAGCCATCGAAAATTAAAACACCCGCAAATTTCGCAGACCCAGACAAGGAATTTCGCCGTAACTTTGCAATGCGTGTAATGACGGATCAACCGACAACTGAAGAAGAAGCAGGATTAGCTGAATTTATTAAATCGCAACGTGCATATAATCCAAACTTTAATCCGTTTACAAATGCAGATGATTTGCGATTCACATTAACATTAGCTCCGCCAGATATTGCACCAACGTTACATAGGTCGGCAGCAAAAATGGCAGAAGCAAATGACTCATCGATGGAGTTTGTGCCACAAACGTCCAAGACAGTGCCAGTTACAGCGCCGTACACCATTGCACCAAAAGCATCAACTTTAAGTGCACTAGCGTCGATTGACTACACTAAAGCGAAAACACGCACAGAAGAACTTATGCGTCAACCTAACTTCAGGTTAGCAGTAGCAAGAGAAAAACAAATCAATGAAAATATTGCTAATGATAGATGGCGACAAAAGTTTGACACAATAAAGTTTGACGATGAAAGCAAACGTGGATGGGCATCACTTGGTTTGTCAAGAGAAAGGTTAAATTTTGATAAAGCCAAAGAAGGTTTTGACCAATATATAAGAAAGCACAAGTTAACTCAAGAAGATGTGACATTTGTCCAGTCACTTACACAACACAAAGACCTTGAAGTTAAAACATTAACATCTCAACTCAATAATATAAACACGCAGATTAATGCACTTAGTGCATCACAATGGTTAAATCACACGTCATTACAACGTGTTGATGATGCAGTTATGGCGAAAATTCAAGCAGGTAAAGAGCCTAGTCCTGACGAATGGGCCAATTTAGACCAAGAACAGAAAATGGCTGTAAACGAACAACTGCGAATGATGCGCCTGTCCAAAAAAGCAGCTGCGTTGCAACAGCAATTGACTAGTGCAAATGATGACAAACAGACAGCAATAGATTGGGAAGCTAGTGTACGCAAACAATATTCCAGGCAAGCAGACCAAGAGAAAGCCATAATAGCAGCGTGGAAGAAAGTTGACCCACAAATGGATTCTACTTTATTGGCGGCTAAAGCTGAGCAAGGCATTTATCCGCCAGACAAAAAAGCAACTAAACAAAGTAAGCCTGTAAATAAAATTAATTGGGAATCTAAATAAATGGAAAATCAGCGACTCAAACAAATTGTCAAAGATCTAGGATTGACGCCAGATGCTAAAGCATCTCGTAAAAAAATAGAGTCTATTGCCACTGATCAATTTGTAATGAGTAACGAGTTTAGAGCGCTGTTAGGCGGCGCTAAAGACTCACCTGCTGAATTTACTGCTCTTACTGGTTTAACAGCAAAAGACACAACAGCACTTCAAAACCTACGCAATAGTGTAAGTACACGTGTGCGAAAGACTAGTCCACAGAAATTGGGATATGGCGGCGTATTAATGCCGTCGGTTGAAGAGGCACAGGCTTCTAGACAACAGGCAAAACGATATGGGGCAGCAGGGATTGCCGCTGAACAAAAGATTAAGAGCCGAGGGTTATTTGAGCAGATTCCGGCATACGTACAAGGTTTTGCTGGAGGAGCAGCCGCAGACATGGCGGCTTCAAAACTTAAAGCACGTGGATATGACCCAGCGTTAGCATACATACAGGCCGGCAGCGAAACGGATTATGCTAAGCAGTTGGGTGCTGAAACTGGATTTACTGCATCCAAGACATTCCCGTCTACAGCAGCATCCGTTCCAACCATGGGAGTTGGTGGCGCTGTTGGAGACGTTGTAACTGGGGCTTTAACGTCAGGTATTACGTCAGTGTCGCCAGCCTGGATGAGGGCAATTGCTGGAGGTGTACGATTTGGAGGACATCTTTACGGAGCAATACAAGGCGGGCATATTGGTTCTACATTAGCTGAAAAAGCTCAAGAGGCATTGACCAGCGGGAATCTTACACCAGAAGAACGTGGAATCGGACAAAGTATGTTCGGCGAGCAGACGCCTGGTGGAAAACTTGGTAGTACTGCCGCAACATTGTCACTGTTTAAACCGACTATCAAGTTGGCTGGTGCACCACTGCGTAAGCTACTGCCCGCAGTATTTCAGGATTATGGAAGTGTTGCACGTAACCCATACATGATGGCGTCGGTAAAAGACCTTGGTACGCGCGGTTATTTTGTGGCGCAAGCTGGTCAAAGCGTTGATCAAGGTAATGAGGCAGCAATACAACAAGCAACAAAAACGTTGGGTTATAAACCTACGGACGTTGAACAGCTAAGGCCATTTGGATATAAAACGCAGGTTGAAAAACTAGCCGAGATGGGAATGATGGCACTACTTGGTGGCACAACTCGACTTGGCTCAGCATTAGGTAGCCTGGGGCACATTGATACTACACCTAGACCAAAGTTTAATGTAAACGATATTGCTCAGCAGGTTCAGGATGTACGTAATAAACGGACTGCGGAAGGCAACCAAGAACCTGTAACGCCAGCGTCAGGCGTTGCTACTGCTGGCAGTTTCCCACGATTTGAAACAGTTGAAGGCGGAGTGCCAATTACAGTTGAGGAACGCAGTGGTACTGATGTTGGTGTATCTCCAACACGCAAAGAGAACTTTGAGGTCATTCAAAAGTTCAACGCAACATTCGGCAGAAACGCCAATAAAGACGTTGCATTTACGCCAACGTCTGAAGGTGCGCAAAAACTTATCAGCATGAATGCTGATAACGATTACAACGTATTGCACCGCAATGCTGATGGAACCACTGAAATCAGGTCATACGGATGGACTGAACTACCGCAAGAATTAAAAGAACAAGCGAGTAGATTTTTTGGCACTACTACATTTATTGACAGGACAACTCCTGCACAAGAACCATTTAAATACGACCCAGCCACAACATCCGAGGAGGCACCAGGCAGAGACCGACGCACGTACAACACTGAAAACGATTTACGTGGCGTACCAGTTAAAGATCGAGCAGGTAATTGGAAGCCAGATATCTACAAGTTACGTAAAGACGGAGTTGACATTCCAGTTCGTGCCGTGTCCGATGTGGACACACGCAATGACAGTGTTGGCGTTAAGACATTTAGTGGCAATTACTACAGAGTTCCAATTAGTTCACTGCGAGATAGTGCTAACAAACCTATTACCAGGGTAAAGATTTCGGCGTGGCCAGAACAGGCGTATCGTAAGTCGTACCGTCCAAACGATGTTGTAGGTGACGCAGTGCGGTTTGCTGAGTCTGACTGGAGGATTAGTCCTGACGACCGAGAAAAAGTTACAGCAGGTGATGAAGAAAGTTGGAAAGACAGTTATGACGTTGATGCCTTAGAGGCAGAGTATTCTGGCGCGGCAGAACGCATTGAAGAACTACAACAGATAGAGCGCGGGACAGTATTTGCAGACCGTTACAGCGGTGACAGAGTAGTGCTACTCAAACATGTTGACCAGACTGTAGAAGGTCGACGCATGGTTGGTATGCTTGTGTACGATGTAGATAGTCGCGTATACGAGCCATACGTAATGAGTTATGCCGATGCTACAGATGTATCGGAAGCAGTCAAAATTAAAGAATCTCTGAAAAAGACTACGGAAGTAGAAGACGGCAAAGTCGATAACACAGATGAAGGTGAAGATACCGGACCTGAAGATGGTGAAGGCCCCGGAGATGGCACCGATGAAGGTGAAGGTGAAGGTCCTGAAGATGAAGCAGGAGAAGGTGAAGGCCCTGGGGATGGAAAAGTTGAAGGTGAAGATGCAGAATCTGAAGACGATGCAGGAGAAGGTCCAGGCTCAGGTGCCGATGACATTGAGCCTCCAAGGATAGCTTCGCGCGGAGATAGTGCAGTTGATTTTGTCAAGTCGCAAATTGTTAGATATTTAAAACAGAAAACAAACGCCACAAGGCCAACAGTCACACAAGAAGAGCTTGAATCCCAAGACTTTATCCCACAAACACTTACGCAATTAAAACGTTTTAAGGATACTGGCGTTAGACAAGGCGTTAATCGTGAAATAGTCGACCAAGCGTATAGTGAACTAGAAGAAGACGGCATTATTGTTGCTCCTAGTCCTGATGGTTTTGACAGGGATATTGCACGTGGCGCCAATTTTGATACTGCTGTTGAAAAACTCAAATTTGGGGTCAAGACTCCAAGGGATGCGTCTCTTAGCTTTGGGGATAAGTTCGGGTCTAAAGAAATAGAACCAGAAGAAAACTTACCGCAACGTACACAATCGTCAGTGGGTAGTGCAACTGGTGAACGTGAAGAAGATTATGAATGGTACAGGCAGACAGAAGGAGAGGAACTCCGGACAACTGCAAGTGTTACGCAAGAAGAAATAAAATCAATCCTAAAAGCATATTCACCACTGGAATCTCGCCCACGAGTAATAAATGTAGAACACGAATTTAGCGCGTCAGATGGTTCAAAAATTGTTGCATTATTGGAGGCTGAAGGCGTCAGCAATGAGCAAGATGTTGTGCGTGTCATTCAACAACGGTGGAACGCTACAGAACAACAAGCAAAAGCAATAGGTCGATATGTTGATGCATGGGCAACTGGCTGGTCTATGACTGTCGCCCGTATGGAAGGCGTCAATTTAAACAAACGTTTGATGGCTGTGAAAACGGATGCTGAAAAAGCTAATGATCAACTTGCATTTGTAAAAAAAGGTGTTGTTGAACAACTTAAAAACAGTGGAGTTGTGCTTACCCCAACTAGAGTTGCAGAGATTGCAAATGAAGCAATTAAGAATGATGGAAAAGTAAATGTAGACGGGAAACAGTACAACATTCCAGTGATTCAAGAATTTAAAAATTTTGATCAATGGAAAAAAGATTTTAGGGAAATTAGTATATTTAATAATACAAATGCCAATAGGCAATTATTGTCTGACCTCAAACAGGTTTATTACGAGCAGCACTTAGGCTCATTCATGCAACTTACAGCAGGAGCAGGAAGATTATTTAGACCTGGAACCGCCAGTTATGCTCACGTGTCGAATGCTGTAAAAGTGTTAATGAATGGCACTACCGCTTATGCTGGTCGATTAATAGCAGTTGAAAGCACGGCTACACTTGAAACAATGCTTCATGAATTACATCATGCTTTACTGGAGTCAATGCCACGAGCTGTTTATCACGAAGTATTACGCCATAGATTTCCATCGTTAGCAATGGTGGAGTTGAAGTACGGTGACAATAAAGGTTTCCTAACTACAGAACAACGTAAAGGCGTATGGATAAACACAAGTTTTGAAGAAGAAATGGTTGCTGCACTAACTAATGCAGTTTTTACTACCGACGTTAATGGCTATCAGTTTAGATATGAATTTGGTAACAACGCATATGAAGTGCATGTGGCACAAGCAGTTGTCGAATTAGGTGAATTTATACGTACGCAAAATGCAATCGTGAATGAACTGCAAGCAAACAGTGCCGATCCATCACGAACTCAATGGGTAATGGGTAACTTCTATGGAAGAGGTGATGCACTTGATGCGAAAGACATGGCTGGCAATGTTTTTAACTTTGAGTACACAAGAGGCACAACAGTAACTCTTACTGACAATGTGACAGGTAGTCAGAGACAAGGAAAAGTATTTGAAATTTTGGGTAATGAACGTTCGCCAGGTATTAAAAGAAAACTTGCGAACATACGCATTACTATAAAGTTTAATGACGGCCAGCAACAAACAGTCCCGGTTTTAGATGTCCTCAATAAATCTGATGTAAAGACATTAAAAGACCAAGATACTTTTGATATGTCAGGAATAGATTTAAATACTTTAGCCGACAAATCAAAATATCAAATTCAACGTTTTGGTCGCATTAATCCTCAATTAGAAAAAGCAGGAGATACAGTAGCTAGAATATTTGGACACTATCAAAAATTTGTAAATCAACAAATAAAAGATGTTGCCCCCTTAATACCAAGTAGTTTGTCATCCGAGCCGCAGACAGATGTTTTTGCACAGGCTACACCGAATAAGGGTTATGCGTATTCAGCAGGGTACAGGTGGTACGTAAATGCAAAAACTGCCGCTGCGGAATACGGTCAAACAGGGCGGCCCCAAAAAGGTTATTACGAAGGAAACATGTCCGACAGTCGTTTAGCAAAACGAATGAGGGATTCCTATTTAGGATGGTTGGACGTTGGCGGGTATTCTTCATGGGCACAAACAATTGGGGGAGATCCGACAAGTTCTCACGAGCTTTATCGTCAGACTGGGCCCATACCAACTGGTATGTCATATGACACTATGAGGCTTATTTATGAGTCAGCAAATACCAAAGAGCAAGCATGGTATGCAAACAGAGGTGTTAGTAATGTAGAAGCAGGTACTGGTGAAAGTGCAGAAACAGGCATAACTAAAGTCGAGGGTGGAGAAGTAGATGCCGGGGGAGGTCCTGCGTTTGAGTTGGACTTCGATGTTATGTCAAGCCCTAGTGCTCCTAGTGAATCACAATCTGAAACGGATATTAATGTTGACGAAGGGCTTAAAGTTGACACCGAGGACATAAATAAGTACGGGTCCGCTTCAGAACGAAGATTTATTTCAAGAGACACTTTGACAAGCAAATTGGCAAGCGAAGACAAAGTTATTGCTGAAGCAATCATGTTGAAACTTACCGAAGGTAATGATGCCGCGGAAATCTACAATGAAAAGACAAAACGAACAGTAGGCTTTTATCTTGCTGAGTATGATGCTGCAGGAAAGGAATCTTTAATTAGACGCATTGCACGATTATTTGACGCCGCATCGACAAATGGAAACGGCGATGATGTAGCCTTGGATTACTTAGCCAGCATCAAATCAGATTCGGCAAAAGTCGACGCAATCACAACACATATTGTCGACCTCCTAACAGACACAAACAAGCGCCGTGCTGACCAGAATGCGCGTTTCAGTGCAATTACTCGATCACGTCAAGAGATTGCTAGGCAGTCGGCATTAAATACTATAGCTGGCGACATTTATAATACATTAAAGGCTGGAATTGAACGCAAGGTGTCTGACAGCGTAATGGCAACAGTCGTTGATGGAGAAGTAAATAATGCTGGTTTGACATTTGAGCAAAAGCAATCGGCGCTTGAAGATGCAAAGCCTGATGTCATTGAGTCACTAAAATCTCAATACGATGGCGTGCTTGATGAAGCACTAATCACCAAAATGGTTGATCAATCTATTGAGAGGTTGTTGGCAGCTCACATACCAACCGACGCCGAAGCTAATAGTGCACAAGAGTTACGGCAGTATGAAGAAGAACAATTGAAATTGCAATTGGCTATTGATCGTGCTGATAACAGTGGCGAACAAGCAGATTTCTTTAAAAAACAATTGAATAGTGTACTAGAACAGTCAATGAGCAACAAAGCAAAAGCCGCTTCTGATGCGGGTTTGTGGAGGCGCGTAATTGCCAATAACATCTTTGGGGCTTACATAAACAACTGGGTAATGAAGGGCTTTAGGATGCGCGTACCTGAAGCCATGTATCTGCGTTACCCATTGGCAAAGAACACTCGAGTTCTTGATTACTTAGCTGGTAGTTTTGACGTCGGCAAAATCCGCAGTGGTCTTTCTATTGCCGACGCAAACCTTAATAAATGGGGAGACATGATATCCGGAATCCCATTTATTACTAATACTCAATATAGGCAAGTCGAAGTATTGCGTACTCAGTGGCGGCAGATTATGCGCAATGTTTATAAAGCAGAATTTGCAAAAAAAGATTTGTCACCAGCTCGAGAAATTACTGAACTTAACAAACTAATGGATGTCTTTCGTGATGAATACAAAATAGACGAAAGGTCTAACGTTAAATCTGGAGAGGTTATTGAAAAGAATAAAGATTTAATCCTACGGATTTTATCTAAAACAAATGACCCTGAATTAAAACAACGATTTCTCGATTGGGTTTATGAATACAATAAACTTGCAAGTAGCAGTACGTATTTTGACAATGTACTGCAAGACTTGGCTGAACCAAAAGAAAAACGTAAGGGTTATTCAACACTTAGAGTTGAATCGCAACAATATGACGACTTGCTAAATGGAAAAAAAGTCGTGTACTACGTATCCAACTGGGGAACTCTGCGTGAATCGTTAGCGCATGTCAAGGCACAACAAGCCACAATCGAGCGTACGCTTGATTCGTGGAATCCATTTGGTCCAAAATCGACTGAATTTAGATACGAGTTTGTACAAGTCGTTAATACTGAAGTACTGAAAGAAGTACGTAACTTCATCCTTAATACTCGTCAAGTTACGGAGGGTGGCGTCAGGTATTACATCTATGATTCGTACAATGAGAAGCAAGGTTTAACGCCGTCGGATAAGTTGACGTTTGATGAATACACATCAGTAGTAATGAAGTTAATGCGCAGTACAGCGCGTAACGCTGTTGGACAGTTTTTTGCGCAGATTGACCCAACAGCCACAATAGCTCCAGATATCACAGTCAAAATTAAACGTGCCGAAAACGACCTTGATAATGACATTGCGTGGAAAAACACGCAGCCAACGGCGTCACAGCATGCAGAGGAAGCATTGCGTCGACACACGATTTACTCTATGGCTGCAGGTATAAAAAATCGTGGTGTGTATGCGGATCAATCTGCCCGAATGATTGAGTCAGCAATGCAAGCAAGTCGAGCAGTTGGTAATGAGCCAGGTAAACCATGGAACACTGTTGAGTTTAACGGTGTTAAATACAAAACTGAAGAGTCGTTCAATAACGCAATCAGTGCATACGATGCCACTGGGCATGCATATATTGATGTAGTCGACGCCGTTAATGACGCAATTCGTATTAAGAAGTCTGGTGCATTAGAGTCTGATGCATACGGATTTACAGATCTATCATTAGAGCAACTTGACGAATTGGCATCTATGGCTAAAGGTGCAGAGCGTGATCAACAAGGATTCGATGACTTTAGGGAGTACATCGAAAAAACTGCGTATACGCGTAATGTCCCAGGCTTACTATTCAGAGCGTCAATGCATGAGCGACAATCAGCCTATCAGCCATCTGTGTGGAGTGTTGGACCGGACAGCAAGCGTACCTTGCGGATGCTGGGCATTGATGTAAATGACGTTGAAGCACAAGTCAAAAGCAATCGTGCGTTACTTGAAAGAAAACGTCGTCAAAACAGTATTGCTCGCACGGTAAGCAATGAAATCAATAAAGATGATGAGTCATTCACTATTGAACAGGGATTTACATTTGACTATCTAGAATCCATGGATGCAGATAGAGCTGATCGAGTTGAATTCTTTAATCTGTTTAATACTATTAATGCATCTAATAGTGGCATTTTGACAAAAGAATTTTCTGAGTCATTCATTCGTGACCTATCAAACAGACCGTTTGTAATGAAGATTGGTGTTGAAAAGGCAACGTCAGCAGCTGATTACCTAACCTTTAATCAAACAATTGAAGCGATTAATCGGTTGAGTTCAGAAATTGGCGATTACAAACAAATGCTAAAAATCAACCCTGGTGACAAAGACATCACGGAACGAATGAACCAAGCAGTTCAGGACAGGGTCGAATTAAACAAAAGATATAGAGAATCGTTTGACAAGTTTGAAAAACAAAATGACCCTATGTTCCGATTAATCGGCAAAAAAATTGACGCCCTGACATTATTGGCTGAAAATTTTGCAGATGGTCTAGGTTTAAAAGGCAATGCTCGACTAGAAAAAATTGGTGAATTGACAGGCGTCCTGTATGACCTAGCCGTTGATTTGCAGGGTGCTAAACAGAACGTCGATATGAAAGAAAGTGAAAGACGAAGATTCTTCATTGCTAACTTGTTGCGAAATTCGGGTGCTCGTAACGCTCGGACGTTATTCATGGCATCGACATTTGCTGGCTACTCTGAATCGGTGATTGTTCGGGGTACGCTTGATAGATCGTTTCCGCCAGATACTACTTTGCGTGAAGCATTAAACGAGACGCTGAAAGACAGTGGACTTACGCTTGATGAACTTGTCATTGGATTGGCGTTTACTTCAGAGAAAATAACATCCGAAGTTCAATCAATTATTAGTGAGCCAGGTGAGTATGAAGCATTCATAAAACGAGTTGCTGCTAACCGTGATTTGTGGAATGGAACCAAAGAGAAAAAAGGATATCTTGATCAGCCTGTAAGTGATATTCAGGCAAACAAAGAATTACTTAAGGTAATGAACAATGAAATCAGAACTACAGAATTTCTGATTAATAAAATTGTTGAAAACTATCGTAAGCCAGCCAATGCAGCAACCGATATGTCCATGCTGTATGAGCAGTTAGCAAAATCCGTAACTCCCCTTGAGGACATGGTTCTTGAGATGAAGCGTCAACATGTGCTCAAAAATGGCATGACGGCACAAGAATCATTTTCCACAGCCGTAATGAACGCCACGCAACGTGGTACAGGGGAAGTGCAGTCAGCAATAAAATCTGCTCTTAAACGACAGTCCGACGTTGAAAATGCACAAATGCAAACACACATGGACGAAGCGCGCTTAAATCAAGATGGACACTACAACCTTGTAGCACGTGGCATGCAACGTGTTTTAAAAGACATTGAACGCATGGAAGATGCATTTAGCTTCTTGTCAAAAGACAAGAAGTCTATACCTGTAGACACATCTCAAGTCAACGCACAATTAAAACAACATGGCGACTATGTATCGTTTATTGTCCTTGACGAGCACGTCAAAGGTGCAACGTCTCAATCATGGCTGTCGCTTCGAGGGCAACGCATCTTAGTGCCATCTAGTTTTTACAATGCCACCACAGGTCGTGTGACGTTTAAAAGTAATCATTCGTTCCTGCCAAATAACCTGACACCAATGGAAAAGCAAGCTTACATTCTCACGTCATGGTTTGTAGAAAACAATGCTGTAGATGGACTACCTATCGGTAGAGCATTATCTGAAAACGTACGCAATTTGTTTAGCCGAGCAATTTCTGATTTTGATACATCAAAACAAGCAGAACGGCAGTTTAAGGCTACAGTGCTTCATTATACAAATGATGTTCTTAACTCACTTGTTATGCGATTCCCTCTGCGTAATGAAAACCTCCGGTACACAAACACTGGAACAATAACAATAAAAGATCAAGTTCCATCAGACGTGCCGAAGAAAATACAATCATGGCTTGCAAACAATGATGTCAACTGGTTCCGATATTCAACAAAGGCTCGCAACTTTAACTTTGAGCAGCTATTGACTCGCCTAAGAGCCGATGGGATTGAGGTGTCATATCTGTCAAACAAAGACTTGTGGGCACTAACTGAAAAACAAGGCGCTGCATCCAATCGTTATTCTGTATGGAAAGAACTTGTTGATGCACGTGACAAATACATTGTTGACCCGTTGAAGTCCAGGTTGGAATCGTCAAGCAAATTGATGTCACAAATGTCGCTGCATGAACTCAACATGGAATTGCGTGACTCGGGTTGGACAAACACTGATAGGGCGGCATTCTTTGCAGATTACTGGCACATTACGCAGACACGCCAAGGAAACATTCCACGCGACTACATGATTGCAACAGGTGAATTCCCAACACGTGAGGCAATTCGTCAATACGTAGACAAAACTATGCAAGGTAAATCCGAAGACGAACGCCTTCTTGCGTATACCGAGCAAGTTAAAAATCTTGATGCCCTTGAACAGATGATTGCTACTGCTGGCTATGAGGCAACTGTTAAAACATCGTCTATTACACAGGCTGAAGTTAGATACAACAATGACCCAAATTCAAGTTACGTCTTAACTGGCATCATGCGAGATGTACAGGCTGACGCTCTTGATGGCGAGCAACAACAAGTTCGAGAGACGTTGCTTAGTCAGACAGAGTTGTTGACTGGTAACGCAAAATCAGTCATGAGTGACTTGTTGACGCAAGTAGGGGAACTCAAAACAGAAGCAAAAAGTTTGATGACAGAGTTCTTAAACAATCCAGAAAAACTCAACATCAAAAATATCACGGACATTCTAATTACAGGCTCGCAACCAGCTGGTGCTAGAAACATCAAGGTTCCATCCCTGAAAGGAAAGACAACTGAGCTTGAATCCGAGACTCGCCGTATGGCTGTCCATGTTGAAGTAAGTGCAACAAACAATCTAAAAACACTGCAAGAGAATCTGAAAGATGGCCCACTATCGTTGGAAATCAGTCGCAACTTGGCTGAGCTTGGAGTAAACGTTGGACGTGGTCGAGTAAAAATACAAGACCTAATAACCGGGCATTCGTCATTCGTGCCAACGCGTACAATGACTACAGCGCAGCAACAACAAGTGCAACTTATATCAAGTAAGGTCAAAGCATATGTTCAAGCACAAGCACGTGTACTTATTGGTGCTAGGCTAGAGTTATTACGTAGTATGAATGACTTCGCATATGTAGGATACGAGTATCGGCAAAATGGTCCAAGTGTAGATGTGTACGAACAAGGCGTAAAAAAGTACACAATTGATTATAAGAATGGCAAAGTATCAACAATAAATCACGAGGAAATTTTGGCTATTGGGTCAAAAACATCACCGAGTGAATGGTCTTCTGTCTTAAATGGTTTAGATGAAGGTTTCCAGAACCAAGTAAAAACACTAGATATCGCACAACTCAAGCAATTAGATTTGATGATTACTATTGCTAAGCGTCCAGGTGAAGCATACATTGGTGGCTCAATAGAAACGCATGCCGATGCAGTTAAAACACTAATTGAAAGCATTCGCACTAATGCAAAGGCAGTACCTGCGGTGTATTGGCACGGTATTGCAAAAATGCAACGCCCTGAAGAGCCTGGAGCCGAGATGTACACACAGCCCGCAATGTCGCCAGCAAGAGTAGACATGGAATACGGCACTATCGACCCTAGTACGAGGCGTACGTTTGTAAACCCAGTTATTGACAAATGGTTGCATTCGTCTACTGGGCAGCCACAACGTGTTGTTCTTAATCACAACAATGAGGTTGGGCGTGATGAGTACGGCTACACTGTATACCGTGAAGACGGTAATCGTAGTCATATATATCGCAACCTAGTCGAGTCTGGGCTTAGCCGAAACAAAGCACTAGAAGTCTATGCACTTACTGAACACCCATCATTTAAATCGTGGGCAACTGGCACAATGCTTGACAACTTGGAGTCCAGATCTTCTGGTACAGGACTAACGACAAGCCCACAGGTTAAACCCGAGCAATATAAAGCCCTTCGAGTGTTTGACGCTATGAAACTTAGACAAACATTGAAGTATCAAATGACCGACCCAACCGAAGAAAATTATCAAACAGCAAAGCAATTGTATGGTGAAACACTAGGGTCACATTTGAACGATGCTCAACTAGACAAGTCGTTTGACAAGTTGACCAACAAGGGTGACGACGTTGCTCCAATATTGATGGAAGTAGATCGATACATTGATCAGTTCATGACAGAAGATATTGCCAAAATGACTAAGGTTTACGACAGCCAATTACAGTCAGAGCAAAAAATAATTACTGGCGCACCATTTACCACATTGGCATTTGGTCCAGACGTCGATGGCGTGTTGTACGACACAATGCCTGGTATTCAAGTTCACGACCTTGTAACCGGGAACCATGTAAGAAAAAACCGAATGCAACAACCACGGTTTATTAAAATGGAGAACCCATTGGTTATTGATGCTGGTAACACGGGTGTAAGCGTACCAATGCGCAACGATGCAATTAAAGATGCTGTTAAGGGCAAGCATGATGGCGTTGTATTTACTAACGTCGTTCAATCAGCAATGAGTACTGAAACAACGGCAGTGGCATATACGCTTAACGATGCTAACGTTCGTGCTGCATCTAATATGCTTGGCGAGGCTAAAGATACTGAAACCAAACCGTCAGCAAAAACAATAGAGGAATACACCGCAGATATTCCATTAAGCACTGAAGCTGCACCGATGGCTACACCAATTATGTATCAAGGCAAAGAGAATGCACCGCCTTTAGCAATATCCGTAGGTCAAGTCAAAGCCAATAAAACAATGGGTATGCAAGCATTAGACGGGCTTGACAGGCTTGAGCGTGAATGGCAGGGTTTTACTCGACTTAGCCTTGCAATGGACTTAGCGTATCCTGTCATCCAAGGTGGCAAGTATGCAATGGGAATATTTACGGGTAGGCCTTACGACACAGTCATTTGGCTGAATGCATTCAAAAGTGCCTCTAAGGGACTAGCACCCAGGCTTGCGTTTACAGGTGAAAAAGGCAAGCAGCTTGGAGCGCACATGGGTCGCCGCGAATACATAAAGTTGTTTTTGGAAATCAGCAATGATCCGTTTTATGAGGTCATGAAAGAACTTGGTGTGCCATTAAACTTTTATAACTATGAGCGTGCAATACACAAAGCCAGACAACGTACATACCAAGAAGGTAAAGGCAAAGTTGCTTGGCAAGATGTGTATGTTGACTTAATGCAAATCAGTGAGGTTGGACACGTACAACAAGATATGGTCAAGGATGCAATGGTTAATAAATTACCAGTTGCTGGAATGGCTGAACGGTTTACGTCACTCAATCACGACATATTAATGTTCAACTTGGTTAAATGGCAGCTGCAAAATAATCCGTTGTTAAAAGACGTTCCACTCAAAGACATTAAGTATCAACGATCCGCTAAGGAAGTTGCGAACTTTGTTGCACTTAGCCTTGGTGACTTCCAATATTCAACCAATGAGGACATTGACATAATTGTTGGACGCGCCGCTAAATGGGTGTCCGTTGCACCACGTTGGCAACTAGCAAACTGGCTAATGAAACCACATTGGAACTACCTATTTGGCAACATGAAAATAACACGCAAGTTGCTTGGTGACAAAAACCGTGTGTTCAATGCGGTTGCATCTAATCAGACTAACCCAGCGTTACGTAATTACCAATACAGCGTAATATACGGATCGATGATATTTGTTGCCGCTATGCAAGCGGCTGTTCATTATCTTGGTCAGTTGTTGTTTAAACGTGAGGATGTAAAAGCCGACCCAACAAAAATAGGTAAATTTAGAGTAGGCGATTGGGTTTATGCTGATAGCAGTGGCGTGTGGGATGACATCAATAAAATACGAACGGTTTACGATGCAATCAATAAACCAATCAAACAAGAAGAACGATTTGGTGACACTCCAGAATTAGACTGGTTAGTTGGTGCTAGTAACCGCCTTGGTTACAACGTCAGTCCTGCAATTATCAAGATGATATTTGAACCATTGTCTGGCAAAGATGTTATTGGTCGATCTGTTTACGAAACCGACGAGGAGTGGCGATATCTGTACGATAAAAAGATTAAACCGTCTGTTGCTTTTGCTCCTGAAAAATGGAACATGTCGCAATACATAACATCGACATTCCCTACAGGTTTAAACGAAGTTGTAGACACAACATATGAAACAAGACACGAAAACAAGTCAGTTCAAGAAGCAGCTGTTTTGACTCAAGCAATAGCAAGTACTCTTGGTTCAAGATTGCAGTACGACAAGTACATTCCAGGGCGAATGATGAAACGCGAAAGAATTATTCGACAACATCAACGTAACTGGCAAAATGCACCAAACGTATTAGATGTAATGTCTAAAGCAAACAAGAGTAATTCAAACATACTTGATAAGAGTATTGGGATAGTAAAAAAGACTACCACTGGTAAGTACTAAATAATTAAACACGCCCACCTGATAAAAGTTGGGCGTGTTTAATTGTGTGTTTAATTAACGACGGAGTTTGCACGCACTACATATGGAACGTAATGCTGCTTAACGCCTTCCACAATTGCGTACTTATCGCCAGTCATGTAGTCAACTGCAAGTGTGGCTTGCTTGACTTCCCCAGTGCTGGTTAGGAATTCTAGTGTTTCACCAGCACGTTTATATATCGTCTTCTTGTATTTGTCACTAATACTGCTCACAAGCATTGCAGTAATGATAAACCAAACGCTGCTAGTTGCTAACACAGTGCAGATTATAATTGTCAACATTCCTCATCTCCTTCCAAGTCAACTGTCACTCCGGGTTCAAGTTGTACTTTTGTGTCACCAACCCATGTTGGTAACTCATCATAATTGATTTTTAATAAGTTTAACTTAAGTGCTGCATGATTAAGTGTGGTAACACCAAGTATTGATTTGACGTTCCTTAGTATTACACTGTGCTGATGTGCACTCACTTTAAGTTGTTTCCTAGCTTCCTTACCGTCCTTGGCAAGAAGGGTAACTATGACTACCCATCTGTGCCAAGGACTCACCTTTTTAATCACAGTAAATCTCCATCCCAACTGTGAAACTTCGGAACTGTCGGAAGGAATGTCAGTTTGACTGACCCAACTTGACCGTTCCGATTCTTGGCAACAATGAACTCCGCGTCCTCTGTTTCAAGTTCCTGCCGCTCATCCGGTGTTGCATAGTACATTGGTCGGTACAAGAAACAGATTTTGTCTGCGTCAAACTCAATGCCGCCAGCCTCACGCAAGTCAGACATGATTGGGCGCTTATCGTCACGCTTCTCGACACCTCGGTTCAAACTGGCTAACGCAATGATTGTCGTGTCAAGTTCTTTGGCAAGAGCTTTTAACCCACGGCTAACGGCATCTAGCTCGTTGCTCCGATTGTCTCCACCTTTGGTTGTTATCATCTGTAGATAATCAACAACCACGAGATCGAGCGTCCCGCACTTAGCCTTGACTTGCACTGCCCTATTCTGAAGTATCTGTAACGTACAAGGACTATCGTCAGACAGATACAACGGCAATCCCTTGTATGTCTTGATTACACCCTTTGCACTTGCTATTTCAGATGGATAAAGAACAGTTGTCTGTAATCTGCGACTGTTAATACCAGTCTCCATCGCAAGCAACCGTTGCACTAAGTCATCTAGCCCCATCTCAATACTCATAAATAGCGTGGCATGATTTTGACGTGCGGCATTTACAGCCATCTGCATAGCCAAGGCTGACTTACCCATCGATGGGCGAGCGCCTAGGATGATTAACTCACGTGACTTCCATCCGCCGATAAGAAAGTCAATTGCTTCAAACCCTGTAGATATGACATGGGTTTCCGCATCAGTCCTGGACTCCATGTTAGTTACATTAGATTCCAGCACATCAGCAACATGCTTGACCTTTAGACTAGTGGATTCGAGTGACCCATGCATGTCAGTCGTTGTTGCCTTGGCTTTCTCTATGTCGCCATCCTCAGCAAGTTGAGCTGCCCGTATGTATGACTCCATCATGTGACGCTGATTGGATACCGTCTTTACTCGCTCAGCGTAGTACATGACGTTTGCAGTTGTCGGTACAAAGTCACCAATCTGCATAAGGTAAGCAAGCCCACCAACCTTTGATAAATCATCGTCTTCGCTTAGCATGGCGTTAAGAGACACTATGTCAATGGGGTCATTGTAGTCATGCAGTGACTTCATTGCGTCAAAGATGATGCTATGAGCAAACCTGTAGAAGTCGATGGGCTTTAGGATGCTCATCACGTCAGATAACTTTCGGTTATCCAACATGATGGCTCCTAGCACCGCCATCTCAGCCTCAATGTCGTGAGGCACTTTAACGTCGACTACATTCATCTCTCTGCCAAAGCCTTAACCATCTGTGTTCCTTCTTCAAGCAACAATGGGTTTTCTGGAGCAGATGTAATCAATGAGTCCAACTGATATGAAGACCAGTTGTCCTTGATAAAGTCATGGACAAACTGAAGATTGTAGTCGGTTGACTTACTTCCAAACGACATCCATCCACCAGCACGTTCAATGATTTGCTTTGCGTATGGCGGTAGTTTGCCAGCATCGATTGAGTCCTCAATGAGTTTGTTCCGTTTCTCTGAATCAAATGCGATAGCAATGATGCGGCTGATCTCATTGTGGATTGCATGTGCATTCAAGTTTGGAGCAACCAACTTAATGGCAATAGTTCGCAGCTCAGATACGGATGGGCGCCACTCGCAGTTGAGCAACACATGCCGTGTAACAAGCCCAACAACCGCATCATCCCAACCCTTCATTGCAATGGCATACATCGTTGCTACGTCATCGTTCCAAGGAACATTTGATGGCAACATGCTCAACACACTGCACACACCAGCAAAAACCTGTTTATTCATTCAAACCTCCGATTCCTTTTTATCCTTCACCAAACAATTTGTCCAGAGTTGTAAACACCCTGTTTGCCTGACGCATATTTGTTTCCACGACAGAAACATCAGTTGGTTCTGCTGTAGCCCAATGTTTCCATAGAGCGTGCAAAGTAACCATGTGTGCCTTCTGCCATTTACCAATCAGGCACTTTGTCCTGGCAGCCAACTCATCGGGAGACACTCCGTGATGAACCATCTGCCTCAAAACAATATGCACTCCCTGCCATTCACCAATGGTGAACAATGACGCTCTGGCTTCCGACATAAACGATGTTCGATAGGCGATAAACAATGCCTTTGCGGGATCTTCGTCAGTTGGAAGTTTGATTGTCCGTTTGCGTGTCCCCCGTTGGGGGACTATAGGGGGTATATATTCTTCTTTATGTATATTCTTCAATGTAATGGGGGTGTTGATTTCTGCACCCTCCCCCCTGTTGATTTCTGCACCCTCCCCCTCTGTTGCTGCACTAAAACCATCAGGCAAGATGATGTAGCCATTGCTTGTCTGCCTTCCGCACATCGCATGTCTTGTGTCTACACGAAGCACGGTATAAGCCCGTGTGGTGACCGTAGAGAGACTTTTGATGCACTGACTGACTAATCTGCTACTCATGCCAGTTTCGTTGGCTATGGTGGCAATTGAAGGGCAACTGAACCCCGTCTCGTCAGCGTGTAATGACAAGCATGTCAGCACCATCCATTCGCTCGGTGTAAAGTCCTTCAGACAAGTAAGGAGTTCGTGATGTAGCACCACGAACCCCTTGCTTAACCGCTTCTTGTTGATTGAACTACCCTGAAACAACCCAATCATTTTTCTCTATGATAAGGACAATAGGCACAAAGTTTTACGTCATTGGTAAGCAAGCACACTGCTGTGTCAAGAACTTGATTTGCAACAGTTGTGCTCAGCCCTACAGGAACAGGCACGCTATCGCTGATGCTCTTCTCTGTCACAGGCGTTCCCCTTACAACCTCCGTCAATGTGTCTACCGTCCACTCCTTTCGTTCTGCTTCGTCAAGTAATTTTCGTTGCTCTTCCACATCAAGTTTGCTTACAGCTCGATGATGTGTCCAAGACAGATTTGCGTTTCTGTTTTCTGGAGGAACAGATCGAGCAACCCATGCAAAGTTAGCAAGGGCGCTGTAAGTAAGCTTAGTGCTTTCAAGAGCTTGACTATACTTCTCGCCGTATCGCGTGTTGCCATAGTTCAAGGCATCGCCGAGCATCCACTGTATCGCACCGTTCATTGTGTACAAGCGATTAAGCAGAACCTCCCATTGGTCAAATGAGAGGTCTGCGGTAAACGCTAATCCAGTTGGTGTGCCGTGAACTCCATCAGGGAATTCCTTAATCTTGCTCAGTTCGCTCATCAGACTCATCCTTTGTGATGCCAGTGAACGTCACCGATTCCCCGCCAAGCTCAATGCGTAGTCCCTTTGGCATGAAATCAACGATTTTCAGCCATCGTTCTACTTGTTCCTTAGGCAGCTTGCTGACTAACACTGACTGCTTGACGGCTTCAGGTGCATGCTTCAGTGCCCAAGGCGTGAACAAGTCTTGGTCTTCAATGACGAGTTTGTCCTTTGTTGTCCTAAAAGAAACTTTTCCGTAGGGTGACGTGTAAGTCTTACTCCCCTTAAGCAACAATGACTTAGCCACATCTGCGGCGCTTACACCGTAACGAAGGTCTAGCCACTTCATGCGTGACTCAAGTCTTTTGATGCGTGCTTCGCAGTTAGCAACGATTGACTTCATCATCAGGCGCTCAGCTGCAATCTTTGATTCAGTTTCAAGCATGCGTTTCTGCAATATCCACAGTTGCTTTTCATCCTCAACATGACCATCAATCTGCCATCCTTGGATACCAACAACTTCGCCCGTCTCGGTGTCGATAATCCAATCGTCTTCAATTACAGTTGCCATTACAGATTCACCTCCGGTATTAACATAGTCTCGGGTGCGTCTTCCATGAACAAGTCGGCCTCTGCTTCAGCAGCATCTGCGTAACTGGCAAGTACTTGGGCTGCGGCAGCAAGTGATTCGGCGTTAGGTTTACTTGTTGGCCATGCTCTAGTGAATATGGCTTTACATTCATCAGTGGAGATGCTGACTCCCCATATACGGCGGCACTGCTGAACGTATGGGTTTGGAGCCTTCTGTACGGTAGGTTGTGCTTCTATAACTAATGCTCCAGGTATTGGTGCGTCAACAATACGCTCGCCTTCATCGAGTTCGTCGAGAGCATATTGAGTGCCATAGCCAGCCATCAGTAGCGCACGCCCGACTGCTCCGGTGAGAGATTTCTCTTCAAAATCAGGAAAGTGCGCGCGATGCTCACGCTTGTGTCCAGTTGCAACCACTCGCCCTTGTGGGTCGGTGATTGATGCACGGGACAAGCACGATACCTCGTCAGTGTCAACTATCTCAGCGTTGATGCCCCAGCCATCCGATACGGGATGCTCTTCCCTAAAAAGAGCAATCCTGACGTAAACGGGGGCGTATAATTTGCCCCCTTTCATTTTGACCAAGTGGTCTTCAATTCTCATTGTTGTTCTCCTCTGCCTTGTTGATAAATTCCTCTTCTGGGTCTATGCCATCTTCAGGATAAGTGTTCTTTACTAGGTCAACTAAAAACGCCGTGTTCTTCATCATTGCCCGAGCAACGTTATGCACACTGCCTCGGTACATGACAGATTGCTCGTTGTTAGCAAAATGTAGAAGAGGCATAGCAATAATGTTAGTGTTGAGTTCTGCAATGAGCGTGACATCAAAGTTGTCGAGTTGCACGATAAGGTCTGCGGGTGTTGCTCCAATCACAATGCCACCATTGCGTTCAATGTATGCACCGTCAGACATAATGGCGTATGCCCATGTGTATGGGTCGCATACAAGTGATGCGTCATCAGCAGGTGCTTCAGTCAGCCCTGTGGCTTGCCAAGTCAGCCCACCCTTAATGAGTATGATTTCGCCATTGTAAATGGCCATGCGCCAATCAACCGCAAGAGTGTGCCATGTGGTGACCCCAGCCGTGTAGGACTCGTCGGAAAATGTCCTGGCAAGATCGATGATTTCATCAGGTGTGTCAGCCAAGACAATGGCTCTGTGGTTAACAGTTTCAATAGCCAGGACGCTGTTGTTGCTAGTGGCAGCGTAATAGACCAACTCGCGATGGTCGTGTGGGACGACGTAGTTATAGTTTGCAGGAAACTTCATTCTTAGCAATAAACCTTTCTAACCTTTCGCACTGCACGGATTCGCCGTACAGCCTTTCGTACTCGAGTACGACTTCAATCACGTGGTTAACACTACGGCATATGACCGTCATCTTTTGGTCAGCCATTGCTTTTTGCTCTGCACGCACGGCGCCTTTCGTTGTCTTTAATTCGACAGCAATAGCAACGGGCATCTTCCAGTGTGGGCAATGTATGTACAAGTCAGGGCAGCCTAGTGTGTTTCCTTGCCACCCGGTTGGGTAGTGCATGTTGGAACATCGTGGGCATCGCACCTTACGCCTTGCCTTTCCAGTTTCAATGACTGTGTAGCCTAAAAAACCAAGCGTGTTTTTGACGAGTAATTGCAGGGCGGATTCGTCTTTCATATGCCACCTCATGTGGTATGATTGAACTGAATCACCCTGAAACTGATTCAAACCTCCTCTTGTTCTAATACAGCAGCTCCGCCTTATCCTTCAGGTGGGGCTGTTGTCATTTCTACGTGCGTAGTAGTTCATCATACGACAAATATATCTACGGAGCAAAGTAGTTTATCTACGCTAATCATTTACGCTTGACTGAGTTGACCCAATCCCAGCAATAACGGCATAATCCCAGGGTGAGCTTGTATCCTTTAACTGACGTGTTGACCTGTGCTACGGTGCATGCGAACATGCATGCTCTGTGGTCAGGAGCTCGTCGGAATAAATCCTCAATCTCTGGGTTTGCGTGTACTGTTGCTACCCAATCTGCGTGTATGTGAGTTGGATGAGCATGTGACGTTATAGGATCCATGTGTATCTTTTGCCGTTTGCGGTTCCACTTTTGCTCGACCACTACAACTCCTTTGTCGATGCCGATTAAATACGCTCTTCGTGCTGGATGTTGTCCATTGAGAGCTGCCAATAACCTGTCATGGCTACGCAAACTGATGTTGTATGTATCTACAGCAACGGTTGTTGTAAGCTTGTCAGTGACCGCAGAGCGCGCCCACTCAGTCGCAACTGAGTGAGCATGCTCGCGATCTGTGAACCATTCGGTTTTGTATCCGGATGTTACGCGATAGTAAATCACAAAGGCAAAACCTTCATTTGTTTTCGCTGATGGCAGCATCTGCATGTCCACCATGGTGTCCATTCGCCAGCAAGAAACGAGTCGACGAGTTCAGCTGCGGGCATAACTATCAAGTTGCGTCCAGGATACTTAGTGTGTGCCACCTGGGCGTGAACAATGACGGGTCCAGCCTGTTCCGTGAGTTCGCCTTCGACCAGGACAATGTGCTGGCTGTTAATCAGTGATTGAGGATTTACACCTGATAAAGACTCAGGTACATCAAATGTCACAATGGACAAGTCCCATTCAGGCCAATTGAGCGTGCATTTAAATGACGAATTATCATCCCGATGAGTCCAAATGAAAGGTGATACCTTTTGCCACCTTTGTTGCAACTCTGGTTCAGCAGCTGCAGCCCATTCATTCATAAGCAGATGAACAATTGCATCTGCATCATTACGTTTCATTTCAATACCCTCGCAGCAATCACAATAAACTCAACCAATCCGCGTACTACGTGATAGACGGTCACTAATACGCCCGATAAAAAGAAGAGGATGATCAGCATAGATGTCACCCCGTAAAACAAATGCAACAAAGATTTACTCCTTCAATAAATAACTTGCATCCAACCCAATATAAACTTGCACTTAACCACAAAGCACAGTTATTTGCCAACCATAATCAGAGCAATACCTGCGTGTGTGTGTAATGGTTTTGCCGTCAGGCAAAAAAATAGCCGACCCGAAGGTCGGCTAAGTAATTACCACTGCTTCTCCCATTCTTCGTAGTGGTTCCAGCCAGCATCTGTGATTAGCCAGTAGGTGCAACCCCGCTCATCAGCACCCTGTGGCGCTACAAAACCTTTCTCAACCAAGACTGCCATTTCGTCTGCAAACTCCGTCTCCGGAATCATGCAGAACCTATGACCCGTACGCTTGGCAACATATACATGATGCAACAAGTGCGACTCTCTGTATTTTAGATACATTTATTGACCTTTCTACGAGAGCATCCCTGCCACCGTTGTGAGCAGTACACGTGTTGGACTGCCAATCATCGTGTACGTGTGGCGAGATGTCTCACCAATCTTGACGCTGACACAGGTGAAATACGTGTCATCGTCAGGACGGCGGAACTGCACATGAACAGCGCCCCTCGAACTGTTGGACGAGAGTTCGATGATTTCGACATCGCCCTTGTCATCGGAAAGGCGATTGTGCGTAATCTGCATCGACTTACGTACAAAGACGTTGTCGAACTTTGCGACTGCATCCAGCACGTCCAACGTGCACAACCGATGTTGGTCACTGAGAGCTTGAAGCACTTCGTGGATGCCCGCTGCGTCCGTCTTGACGTACCAGTGAAAGAACTGGCACATCTCAGGGTGCGACTGAATCAGCGATGGTTGCTGATACAACTCGGCAGAAACAGGGGTGTTTCCATTCTCTGATAATCCGTCCAGGCTGAAGACTTCCAACTTTACGATGTGAAACTTGGACGCTTCATTGACGAGTGCGTCAGCCAGTTTGCGGTGTGGGAAGAAGGCGTTGCCATCGCAGACATAGATGTCCACGTCTGCCCACTCGTTCGACTCTTCATTGACAACATGCGTAACACGCAAATAAATCTTGTTCATACAAACCTCCTCGCTGGTGATTCGCCCCACCAGCAGGGCGCTCAAACATTACGATACGACTTCCCACCCCATCTGTTCGAGGGCGGTATCACCCTTGAGCAGTGGAACATTGCCTTTTTCACGAGCATGCCACAAAGCAACGTTGACCTGCATCAACTGCCCGTTGATTGGACGTGTCAGGTAAACCTGATCGCCTTCAGTGTGCGTTGTCGCAGCGATTGACTGTGCTTCAACGTCCCACACCGCCGCCTGCTCCATTCGGCAAGCGGAATCAATCGCACGTGCCAGATTGACGAAAACGATTGCCCGTTGATTCGGGGCTTTGACTACAAAACTCATTGGTCACCATCCTTCACCTGAAGCGTCACGCCGTCGACCTTGTATGCATCATGCATGTTGGACGCAAAGGTCATCGCTTGGTCAAGCGTATCGAACTGATGTGTGGTGTTACTCAACAGGTTGTTCTGTCCGTTGTCGTATCGCACGTAGCGATAGACGTGGACAGTCTTGGCGCCCTTGTCGAGCGTAATCGTGCCATCGTAATGGGCTTTCATCTGTTTCTCTCTGCCTCCTTGTTCTCTGCAACATGGTCGAGGTATTGAAACCATTTCTCCTCTTCCCATGCTTCGTTGGCTTCGTTGTCATCTCGCAGACTGTATGTCGGTGCAACGCCGTTAACGAAGTCTTCATCAAACGTTTGCCCGCAACGGTCGCACATTGGCTCCAACCCAAACTCGACAATCTCACCCTTGGTGAGTCTGAAGTCCGAGCTGGGCGCCAAGTCTGGACAGCAGTCCAAACACATGAACTGTTCGCCGATTGCGGAACCAACCACGCCAAACAATATGGCGTGGTCATCCTTCACATCCCAAAGTTTACTAGTCAAGAGGAACCTCCTTGTTGAGAATGACGGCGTGTACTTGTTCCACCGTCAATGGTTTGATTTTGTAGTTGAGTTCAGGGTCATCACTGCGGCAGTCGCATGCCCCACCGCAACATGCACAACTCTCACGTTTCTGACACCAGCACTGACGGCAGTCAGACAACCGACTCTCAATGTGCGATGGATACTTGATGTAATTAAGCACTGGTACGCCGTTGAGAGCAACCGTCAGTTCAAACTCAAAGCGAAGCACCTCATGCTTGACCGTGATGTACACGTGAGCAAAAGATGCTTGTGTTGTGAGTTCTAACCACTTGTTCCAGTTGCCAACCATGTGTACGTTGACAGTGATGTCGTTTGGATACGCATTACAGATGCTCACCAACAGGTTGGATGGCGTGACCGTGCCGGGGAAGTTATGCCCGACATTGCCACAGACCACACTAGTCTCACACTTGTATGGGTTGCCCCATGCGACAGCGTGAAACAACTCAGGAGTCACAAGCAGTTCTGTACCAGCACCACACGCCCACGTAGTGGACGGGTGCGTGATGATTTTCTGCACAAGAGACTGAACATCAGACTCATGATAATGACTAAAACGAGAATCCATACAAACCTCCTCGCCTGTGTTTCGCCCCACAGGCAGGGCGCTGGAAAAAACTAAAGAGTCTTGGCTTCCAAGTCCATGTCAATGAACTCGTCCCAAAACCACTGCACACGCCACTTCAAACCGTGTGCGTCCCATTCGACCCGCCAGCACGTCTCAGGGTCATCGGTGTAGTTGATGCGTGTAATGGTGAACTTAGCACCCTCACCGACACGGCGAACAATGTTCACAATGTCGTAGTGCATCACAGCAGTCATGTCCATCACAATGACTTGCGTCTTCGGTGTCTTACGCACCGCCATCAGCCAATAACCTTCCGCATGGGTAGGGGCGTTGTGAATCAGCAGATTCGTCATCGCCCTCCCACCCTTGATAGGCACAACACTCATTCTCTCGAGTTTATAGATGCTCATGGAATCACCTCCAGTTCCATCATCAACAAACGGTCATCGAACTCACCAAGCAGTTCCCCAAGGTTCCACAGAAACCAAGTGAACGCATAGTCGTAATCCTCGCCGAGGTTCTCAGGCACGCCGTGACCATGCACATAGTCAAACACGTCAGAGATGACAACGTCATAACCAATCGTGTCAGCAAGCGTGCGAACATACTCACCAAACGCCATGCAGCGGGGCATCGTTGTCAAGGCGCCATCCTCTGCTTCCTCCTCGGTCACTTCATTGTAGTGATGCTCGAGCAAGTCCACTGCAACATCACCGTCAACACCCCACTTCGACAAACCAAACCACAACGCCTTGTGAAAGACAGGAGCGTCAGATGCAAACAACGAACGAACATACGACTGCAAACGCAGTCCTTCAGCGACCAACATTGGCTTATCGCCATTCAGATAATCAGACATAAATGTCACCTTTCGTAGAAACAATCCAAACAAGACAAACCCCAACAATACACACCAATACACATATCACTCACAACAGATACATCCGTGACAAACAAAGATGACCGCTAGGGCATTTTTCTTGACGAATCAAGGCTAAAACCCAAGATTTGGTACATCTATACGGGAACTCTTGTAGAGTCTGTGTATGGGCTTCCTACGTGCCTACGGAGGCATGCAGAAATCGACCCCCTCCGTGTCGCTAAGTCACGGGGAGGGTGCAGAATCTGCACCGCAGGTATTGGGGAGGGTGCAGAATCTGCATCCCACAGTAAAAGTACAAGTCGTGGCACGCCACTAACTCAAACGGAACGGTACTTGCGGGGATGATATAGATTGTGCGGGCAATCAATTTTCAAATACTTGCGTGGTGTATGTGTGCTACCGCCAAGCCCTGGCAATCCAAACCAGAGCAGTACTAGCGGGTTGTGTGTGTGGTCTCGATTTCGAGACAAAAAAAGGGCGGGGAGCCGAAGCCCCCCCACCCTGTTTAGTTGTCCGCCCAGTGAGCGATGAGAACATCAAGAGCGTTCTTGAGTTCTGCTCGAACAATGACCTTGATGTCATCGTTGGATGGGACGTTCTCCCTGACCGACTCGTCAATGAGTTCGGCAAGTTGGGACTTGAACGCCCACGAATCGCAGTAGCGTTCTACAGCTGCGTCAACGTCAATGTCTGGCTCGTCCGTGTCCTCCAAATCGCTGACACGGCTTTCGATGTCGTCAACCTTGCTGTCAAGGTCGGAGATGTCCGACTCAGCCTCGCCGATACGCTCAACGAGTTTGCACTCGTTGTTGTCGGTAGCGACAACGTGGTCTACGAACTCCCGGCGAATCTCTTCCTTGAAAGGGTCGATTGAAGCGTCGATGATTTGCTGGATGTCTTCGACTCGTGTGCCAGTTGGAGTCAGTTCGACTTTCATGGCTCCGATGAGTTCGATGACGAGGTCTGCGATGCGTTTGGACTGATTGTCCATGGTGGTTCTCCCACACGTCCTAAGTGATGCAGTCGATGTACGCTACACCCTTGAACACTATATAAGTACAGATGCAGTAGGATGCCTAACTGTAGCCAACCCATACCTGCGTGGTTTATGTAGATTGTGGCGGTTGCTTAATTTCCCAATACTAGCGTGGTGTGCTTGTGGTTTTTGCCAACGGCAAAAAAAGGGAGGGGGCTTTCGCCCCATCCCATCAACCCATCGGGAGAGTCACCCACTTTTCCGATGGACCGTGTGCCCGGATTGCAACGTTGCGGGTTCCGTCGCATTTCAGGCATCGTTCGCACGGTATCAGTTCCATGCGTCCCTTGAACTGCGGGTCGGACACACACGACGTGGTGCGCGTCAATGACCGAAACAGTTCTTTGTAGTTGTCATGCGGAAGCACAGTGAATGTGCCCCACCCGGCATGCACAGCACGGTAATGGTCATCGGGTGAATCACACGAAGCCATCACGGTACCACGAAGCCATTCGCCATGCTTCGCATTCCACTGGTGAGTGTACCCAGTACGCCCTTTCGCATACGGTAGTATGCATTCCCACACGTGCTGTGGGATAGCCGCTGGGTCACCATAGGCACCCATGCGTAATGGGCGACCCGTCGCCGCTATCGCACGTTGCACAGTGTGAACATCTGGCATGGGAACATTACCGCGTTCCCATGCACGCCAGATTGTCAAAGGACCCTGCCCGACATTTACGTAACAGGTCCTCATTACTTTGACTTTGCCCTTTGCATTGCGGCGTTCCTGCATCATGTGTGGGCATCGATTCTTTCCGATACCGCAGATGCTACCGTCCAATCCAAGCTTTATCGCTTGAACTGGGTCAATATCCAAACGCATGATATACGTTTGAATCATTGCACCAGTCTTGCGATTACGGGAAAGATTGGACAATCCCGAAACAAACAATCCAATGGGGGCGCCATCGATTGCAGACGGTCCTGCCCACAGCAGGAACGTGTTATGACGTGAAATACCGTGTTTTGTAAACATGGCATACCTTTCAAACATCACAGTGTAATCACTATTAATTACACTTTATAAGTACACATCGGACAATCTGCTATACCGTAGCCAACCCATACCTGCGAGGTTGATGTAGTTTGTTTGCTTTGACTATGTTGGCAATACTAGCGTGGTGTGTTTGTGGTTTGCCGCACAGGCAAAAAAAGTGGAGGGCCGAAGCCCTCCTAATTACGCTACTACGTAGAACGATGTGTACGACGGTTCGCCGATGTCGTCTGCAAACCGTTGTACTAATGCCTCCCATGCCTTGGTTTGCTCAGGTTCCCACTTTCCGGGACCGGTGCGATACCCAAGCAGGACGCGAACATCAAGTAACTGAAAGTTACCTTCGTCACATTCTAAAGCGTCTTGAACCTCTGAAAGAATACGGGTTGCTTCCGAAGGCTTTAGAACCTTTTCTTTTACGAGAATATCTACCCAGTCAATAAATGATTCACCTGTAACTGATGCAAATGTGGTTTTTTGTAATCCACGTGGTCTGATTTCCATCTAATCCTCCAATACTGCGTTAACACGTTCCGCTATTTCATCCCATTGTGCGTGCCACAAAAGATGATTAAAGATACTGTGAAGGGCTGTGCCCTCAGTCATCTTGCCGTCAAAGTCTTCATACACGAATTCCCTGCACCATTCTGCGGTAACAGGTTCTTTCGTTTCTTCTACCTGTAGCACCATGCTGTCGCCGTACCACAGCCACAGCTCCTGTGAAATCCATTCCATGATAGTAACCCTCCATTGGTTACACTTTATTTGTACACTTCCACACGTACCGCTAACTGTAGCCAACCCATACTTGCGAGGTGTGTGTAGTTTGTCCTGGTTGACTATGTTTGCAGTACTAGCGTGGTGCTTGTGTGCTTCGAGGTCAATGCACAAAAAAAGAGGGGCTTTCGCCCCTCTGATTCAAACGTACTTTGTGATTTTCACGCCGCCACGTTTACCAAAGTGTACTTTGAAATCAGGACAACCGTATTCTAGATTGTCTGGGTTCATGTAGTACACTTCAAACGACGCACGGGTGTCCACGCAGGGATAACGGCGCTGATTATTTATGCGCTCTTGCAATTCCGCCTTGATTGCCTTGACGCTAGTAAATACCTCAAAGCCATCAAACGCATAATAATGTTCATTGACAAAGCGTGCGTAGAAATACGCAGGACGTCTTGTTGGCTTTATAACACGTTGCGTCAAGGTTTCGTAAATATACGCAGGATATGCCTTCATGCTGCGGCTCCTGTTAGCGTTGACGCCTAACGCGCAACGCATTGCGTTGCTAAACGATAGGAATTCCCCGTGAACGTACGTCTCACCTAAAGGTGAACGTTGTTTTACCTGATACATGATAATAACCCTCCAATGGTTACACTTTATATGTACACTTGACGCAGTGTAGCCAACCAAAGCCAACCTGTACCTGCGTGAGTTATGTAGTTCGTTTGGTTTATCTAATATGCCAATACTAGCGTGGTGCGTGTGTGGCCCGGATCCCGGGCATAAAAAAACCCGAGGTTTCCCTCGGGTCTGCATACATCGGTAGCCGGGAGTATCACCAGTAGCAGCTACCTGATTATGCATATTAGAACAAACTCATAATGTCGTCGTCTACGCCGTCTTGCTCGGACATAGCGTGTTCAGCTGCGTCGCGCACGGCTTGCTTCCAGAACTCAGCGTCCTCGGGTTCAGGACTGTAATAATCCCAGAGGTCCACGTCAGCCAAGTCGTCGAGTCCAACGCCGATACGGCGTGCAATGTAGTTCGAGACCCGTGTCCAGAACTGGTCGAATGTCATGCTAATCATGATAGTAAGCCTCCATCGCTTACACTATATAGGTACACTTCCACGTGTACCGCTAACTGTAGCCAACCCATACCTGCGTGGTTTATGTAGTTTGTTTGGTTAAGGCTATTTTGCAGTACTAGCGTGGTATGTGTGTGGCCCGGATGCCGGGCATAAAAAAAGGAGGCCGAAGCCTCCTAAAATTAGAACTCAAAGTCCACGAGGTAAACCCCGTTGGACACGCACCACATCCAACACAGTCCGATGGTTATAAAGATTGCCACCATTAGGGCATCCCACAATCTAATCTTCGTCTTCATCGCTAAATACCTCCTCCTGACACACCGGGCAAAAACCCGACATGAAGAATTCTCGAGCAGTAATCTCGAGGTGCTGCGGAATACTGTTATTCCATCGCATTGCCACGTGGTCATCTTCGCTAACAACAACCTTCACCTTGTCGCCACACAGCACACACGGCGCACTGTATTCGACATCTGTTGACATAATGGATGCATCGCGTACGGTGCATAACTCAAAGTAACGCATGATAGTAAGCCTCCATCGCTTACACTCTATAAGTACACTTGACGCAGTAGCACCAACTATACCAAACCTATACGTGCGAGGACTATGTAGTTCGCCCTGGTTGGTCATATTGCAGTACTAGCGTGGTGTGTGTATGCTCCGCTTTTTTGGACAAAAAAAGTGGAGGGCCGAAGCCCTCCGAGTCAATCCTTCTTTGTTAGGTGCTCGTGAATCTCGGGTATATACCCGATAGTCCACGCTACAACAATGGACGCCAAAAACGAAGCGTACCAGAAGTACGACTTGAAGCCCCCGGCGAACATCAGCGATACGACGGCGTGAATAAACGCCACAGCGAATACACCCAGCAAAAGTCCTTTTTTCAAGGCAAAACCTCCGTTCCCCGGTTTCCCGGGGAACTGTCACAAACCCCTACGATGCTTGACGAATGACAGCCCTGACAAAGTTTGTCAGGTGGTGAAGGGTACACATCTCGCTGTCAAACTCGAAGCACCCTACGCTGTCAATATCTACGGTTGTTATCCCGTTTTTATCGAGTTCGACTTCGCAGTCGTACCCTTCAAAACGAAACTCAATCCGTAAGAATCCGTTTTGACGATATGAATACGTCATATTCGATTCCTTTCACAAAACAATGTAGGCAATCCCGCCATACACTTTATAAGTACACTTGACGCAGTGTAGCCAACCAGAGCCAACCTATACGTACGAGGTGTATGTAGTTTGTCCCTATTGACTAGATCCGCATTACTAGCGTGGTTGTGAGATGCTCCACGCTTTTAGGCAAAAAAAGTGGAGGGCCGAAGCCCTCCGCCTCTAGGTTTCCCTAGAGGTTAATGACGATGAAGGCGCCGATAAGCGCCGTTGCCACTGCAAGGGCAATTACCGTTGCAGTGGTGGTGCGAATAGTTATACTTTTCATACCATTCTCCTTTCTAAAAGATTGGAGGGCCGAAGCCCTCCGTTCAGACAACGACACGACGGTACGATATGTACATCGTGTACCGCCCGTCGTAACTTTGGAGCCATGCCTTAGCATGACGCCAATTCCCGCCGTACTTGACGACGTGCCATTCCTCACGATTGAATCTCGGGAGGATGAGAAAAGCGGAGTCAATCGCTTCACCCATGTACACGTGCAACGACTCAGTTTGCAGCGCCCATTCCTGACGCTTTGAAACAACGATGTCGCCAAACATATTGGCGACCTTGACTGTAATGACTTCATTCGTCATGATTCGTAACCTCCTAGTTACACCTATAACGTACAAATAACGCAGTATCGCCAACCGAAGACACACCCTACCTGCGAGGGGGAAGTAGTTTCACCTTCCCCTTTATATACACGCTACCTGCGTGGCAGTCAGACACTCCATGCATGCCCCCTGCCTCCTCCTACCCCCTCCCCCTCCCCCGTACACCAATACACCCCCTATATGGCAAGCCCCCTACCCCATGTAATCCATTAATCCTCCCCGCCCCCTACAGAACATATTTTCTCCAGCCCTCCTCTACCGACGTAGAATATACTATACCTGCCAAATGTTTTGCACTTACACACAAAGAAATGTATAGTAGTAGTGGAGGTTTGTTATGAAGAAAGTTGATTTACGGTCGGAGTACGACCAGATTCTTAGTGATATGCTGCTGATGCAGTATCGGGTTGAGGTTTTTCGTCGTCGTATGCAGGTTGAGCATAGTGTTAGTTGCAGTCAGGTGAGTTTGGCTATTGACGAGTCTGTTGAAGAGTTGACTGACCTTGGGACTAGACTTTGTTTGGCTCCTGTAGTGAAGAAGTCGTGGTGGGAAATTGAGTTTAAGCAACGCTCGTAGCATTGGGTCGGTTTGTAAGCGTGATAAGCGAAGGCGTGAATATCGTCCAGCTGTGCGTTTGCTCGATCACATATCGCAATCTACCCAGGAAGTGATTTGGGTTTGGTATAAGGCAGGTGTTAGTCGTCGAAAAATGAGCGAGGCACTGCTTAAATTAGGTGTGCCTAGTCCTCCGATGAAAGTGCCGTGGGGTGATAGTGCAATCCGTGTTGTTGTAGAGAAGTATAAGAGGCTGGAGGCGGCTAATGGATCGGCGGAAGAAGTTAACTGACGAGCAGGTTGCTGAGATTCGTGCGTTGTTTGCAGCTGGTGACACGGGTGAGGCTATCGCCAGGCAATATGGAATAAGCCCCACTCATGCGTTCAACATCAAGAATAACCAGAAACGTTGTGTAAAGTCTGGCTTCGCAAATGTGAGTAGGGCGTTTGCGTGGTTGCTTAAGGGATATTCTGTAAAGCGTGAGTGCTGGGAGGACGATGAATACCTGCGGTATGACAATCAGTCTCATATGTTTGTTATGACGTCAGGTGATGACACTTGGCAGTTTGATGTGTTTGAAATCGGCGGTATGGACTTATCTGTACACGATTGGAAGCGAGTAAATAATGAAGGATGATGAGATTCCACGTAACTACGACCAGATTGCGGAAGAGTTTTCCAAGTTGGTGAAAGAGGCTCGTACGTCAGGCATTGATGTACTGCTTGTGATGCGTGAGTCTAGTATGTTTTCGCAAGCAACGAGGGTGTCGTTTTCAAGGAACTGCGATGATATCCTGGCATATGGATTAATCCAGTTTGCGTTTGAAACGGTTGGTGCGTGTGGGCATTTGGAGGAAGAGTAAGTGACAAAAGCAACGTTGTATCAGTACAAGTTGAAGAATATCTCCGTGGTAGATGGAGACACGTTGAAGGCTGACGTAGATCTTGGGTTTGGTGTTGTTTTGGCAAGCAAAAAAATACGTCTAGCGCACATCAATTGCCCAGAGAAAAACACCGATGAAGGTCAAGAGGCTCGGTGGCATACAGAATCTCTGGTGCTTGGCATGGAAGATGTCGTCGTGGTCGTCAAGAACCATCGTGAGGATAAGTATGGACGCATTCTTGGTGATGTACTAGTTGCTGGACATGACCTGGCTACCATGATTAAAGAAGATGGCCATGGTGTTGACTACGAGGGTGGAAAGCGAGCGTGATAGCAAGTGAGGTATTTGAGTGTTTGTTCAGGAGTTGAAGCTGCTAGTTTGGGGTGGCATGATTTAGGTTGGACACCTGTAGGGTTTGCGGAAATTGAGCCGTATCCATCAAGGGTACTTGCGGATAGATTCCCTCATGTAAAGAACTATGGGGACATGACCCGTTATAAGGAATGGGATATTGACAGAACATCAATTGACATTATTGTCGGAGGAACCCCCTGCCAAGCCTTCAGCGTTGCGGGAATGCGAAAAGGAATGGAAGACCCTAGGGGAAATCTCGCCTTGGTCTTTATTGGTATGGTTGATTTCTTTAGACCCGAATGGGTTGTCTGGGAAAACGTACCCGGTTGCCTTAGTGTCAACGGAGGAAGGGACTTTGGCTCCATCCTCGGGGCGTTTTCAGAGCTCGGGTATGGGTGGTCCTATCGGATCTTGGACGCTCAGTACTTCGGCGTGCCCCAAAGACGCCAAAGAGTCTTTCTTGTCGGACATTCTTCAGGAGATCCACGACGTTCCGGAAAAGTACTATTTGAGTCCGACTGCGTGCGAAGGCATTCTCAGGAGAGCCGAAAAACGAGGAAAGTCACTCCCACCGCTACTACGACAGGCACTGTTAGCAGTAAGTGGGCGAAAGGAGCAGGAGGACCAGCAGGAGACGAAGCCTACAACTTAGTCACGGTAATGTATGAAAACCATCCTAATGACAGCCGGGTCACTGGACCTGTTGATGAATCACCTACAGTCGCAGCTCGGTGGGGTACAGGTGGAGGTAATACTCCACTTGTACAGCATGCATATCGCAAGTCGAGGCGCGCTCAGAGCACTGAAGACCATGAGACGTGGGTCGAAGACGAGGTCGCAAACACGTTAAACACGTTTGACGTTGGCGATATTCGCAGTACTAACTTGGCTGTGCAACCTATTGCTCTTGCTGAAAACACAATAGGTCGACAGCCAACTAACGGAGGTAATGGAAACGGGTTTACGGTTGGTGGACCAATGTATACACTCAATGCAACAGGCGTGCATGGTGTAGCCCAAGCGTTCACGGCCGCCCAGGTACGTCGAAGCGGTACGGTGCAACTGAGCGACATATCGCCAACGCTAACATCGCAAAACAAGCAAGGTGACACAGCACCATTGGTATTCGCATTTGAGCCAGGATCGATAGCTCGCAACGCTGGTCCAACGGGCATGGATACTGTATGCTCTACTCTTCGAGCAGACATGGGTGACAATCAACCCGCAGTACTTTCGGTTGAGCCAAGCACATTCAAAGTGCGTGGTGGATGCGACGGTGGAGGTAAAGGTTATCTTGGACAAACGGAAAAGGCATTTACTGTGTCAACTACACAGGATCAATATCTGTCACTGAACATGGTAGTGCGTAGGCTCACACCGACCGAATGCGAACGCTTGCAAGGTATGCCTGACGAGTGGGCTAAGGCTTCAGGTAAAGAGTCAGATTCGGCTCGTTACAAGGCAATAGGTAACAGCATGGCAGTGCCTGTTATGAAGTGGATTGGTGAAAGGATACAAAAGGAAAGTTTATGAAGTTGATTTACGAAGTTATGGAGCATGGCGTAGAACCCTTCGCCGTGCCTCTACCTGAGTATAAAGGTAACGCCGCATGCTTCGATATCGCAGCTGCTGTGAAGAAACCAGTGTCTATACACCCAGGTAAATACGCAGTTATCCCTACAGCACTTAAATTCAAGATACCTGCGGGTTACGAGTTGCAAGTTAGGTCACGCAGTGGCTTGGCGGCATCGTATGGATTGTTTGTGCTAAACGCACCAGGCACAATTGATGAAGACTTTCAAGGTGAACTAAAAGTTATCTTGATGAATCTAGGGGAAAACGTAGAACATATTTGCAGGGGGTCACGAATTGCTCAGGTATCACTCAGCCCGGTCACAAAGGCAGAACTCATTGAACTCAACACGGGAGACTTATTTGAACAACAAACTGAAAGAGGGAGTAACGGGTTTGGATCAACAGGTAGATAAAGGCACTGTTGTACACGGACTCAATGAACACTACCGACGTAACGCAATAGATGCTGTAGAAGTGTCCGATGACTGGGAACTTACCCGTTATGAATTCTCAGCACTTAAGTATTTGCAGCGACGTGGGCAGAAGCCAGGTACTACGTACAACAAAGATTTGTGCAAAGCCATCTGGTATCTCGTATATTGTGTAACCAAGGACAAGAAGTTTACTGGATGCATCACAGAAATGGTGCTTGCATACACAGGTGAATGTCCAAACGCACAAGCAAACGAAGTTACTAAATACATGCGAAGGGAAAAGTATGGACCGACCAATTGCAGTTAGAGCAATCATGAATGCCCGTCTAAATCTTGGTGTGTGCGAGACGGGTGGTGAAAACAGAGGCAAAGAAGTCGAAGCGTATTTGGCTAGTTGCGTGCCTCCATTGCCACCAGGTTCACCCTGGTGTGTTGCTCATGTACGCTACAGGCTCAAACAAGCAGCTACAGACTTGGGGCTTACGTATGACACATCTATGCCAAGGACTGGTTACACTCCTAATTGGGTAAGGTGGGCGAAACGTACAAATAACTGGGTGTCTGTCAAAGCAGCAAAAGCCAACCCGCATCTATTGCGTGAAGGTGACGTTGTGTGCTTTTACTTTAAAACACTTGGTAGATGCGCACACATGGGAATGATTGACGCCGTACGGTCAGATGGTTCTGGCGTGCTTACTGTCGAAGGCAACACATCACCAGAAAAAGGGGATGACAATTATGTCGACCGAGACGGTGATGGGCTGTACCCAAAAGTACGCGATTGGAGTGAACTTGGCGAGTTTGGCGGGTTCATTACAATAAACTTTTAAAGATGGTAAAGTATCTTGTGGTAAGACACAAGATACTTACCTGAAAGGAATCATATGGCAAGACCACATGTGAAGCGGACAAAGCTGCATCATCTGTGTGACCGGGCCGGCTTGACGCAACGTATGTTCGCCGAGCAGGTAGGTGCAGATGAATCAACAACATCTCTATGGCTCAGCGGAAAAAGAATGCCTAGTGCAAATGTAGTACCAAAGATTGCAGAAGTACTTGGGATGGAAGCCAACTACTTACTTGGACTGTTTGTGGCTATGGAGCTTCGACGGAATTACGGCGACACGGTATGTAGATTCGTCTACACACATCTGAATCAACTATCGGCGGAAGAAGACTATTCATAAAATGATTAACTGCGTAACGCTTACTGGAAGACTATGTGCAGACCCTGAATTCAAACAGACAACAGGTTCATTGCCCATAGCAAAACTCAACATTGCTGTCGACAGGAAAGGACGTGAAAAGGAAACGGACTTTTTTGACGCTGTATGTTTTGGTAAAACGGCTGACTTTGCATGTACCTACTTGTCAAAGGGACAACTAGTAGGAATCACTGGGAGCCTTAAGATGCGTCAGTATCAAGCCAAGGATGGCAGTAATCGCAAAGTAGTTGAAGTTGTCGTTGACAAACTTACGCCACTTGAGTACAAAGACAAGCAAGCAAGCTCGTCACAGTCAATGAATCAAGCACCTATTGCTATCGATGACATTGAAGACCCGTTTGCCTAAAAGATGCCTGGGCTATTTTATATAGCCCAGTTTTCTACCCTTGTTGCATGCTTGCGTACGTGCATCACGTCCACTGCAACCAAGTTTCCAATACATTGAATCCATATGAAACTGCACTGTCCTGTGGCTGATACCTAAACTTGCAGCCATCTGTTTTGCGGTCAACTTACTTGGCATCATTCCAAGGATTTGACGCTCTCGATCTGATAGTTCGTATATTACGTCTGTACGAGATTCTTTTTCTGCTGGCGCTTCATCATGTGAACGCCAAGTAAAACCATCAAAATACATACCCTCACGGGAATCTTCCATAAACATTACCTTTCATGTACAATCCAATTGTGTTTTATCTGCGATTGTAGCATACCTGCTAGCGAGGTTATCATGGGAGTTGTAAAAAAATATCAGAATCCGTCTGGTGGACTCAATGCCGCTGGGCGTGCGCACTTCAAGAAAACTGAAGGATTAAACCTTAAGCCTCCAGCGCCAAACCCCAAAACGCCTAAAGATGCATCAAGGCGCAAGTCTTTTTGTGCACGTATGGAAGGCATGAAGCGTGTAAACACGTCAGCAAAAACTGCAAATGATCCGAATAGTCGAATCAACAAATCACTTAGAGCTTGGAACTGTAAATAAAGCAGACTCTACATGTAGGGTGAAAGGAAACAACTATGCCTCAATCAACGCCACCGCGCCCGTCAGCTAATCCTGGTGGAGAGCGTGGACTGTATCGCAGTGATGCATCACGAGCAACTGTACCGGGGTCAAGGCGACCACAGACTGCAGCGCAGCGTGCTTTGAACCCTGGTCGAGTTGCACATGCTGCATCTGAAGCCCGTGGTCAATCACGGGGAAGAGCACAAGGAGTTGGCATTGGTGCAACATTAATCGGGTCGGCGATGGCTATTAAAGGCGCATATGACAACCAAATGGCAGAAAATGCTAAGTTTAATGCGTTTAATAGAGGTAAAGCTGCTGGTCGACAAACGGATTCCGCTGGTCGGTCAACGTCACCTGTAGGTAAAAATCCTAAAGAAACGTATAAAGCACCTGTGACAAAAGCACTATTGAATGACGGTCGGAAACCAGTCGTCAAACCAAAATAACTTGGCTATATGAGGTAGCAAAATGGTTACCAGAAAAGGAAAAACAAGATGAGTTGCAAACAGTGTGGTAGTCCAATGTACGGTGGTGCATGTATGAAATGTAGTGGGAAGGGCAAACCCATGGACAATAAAAATATGAAACCATCGACAAAAGGTAAAGGTAAGAACATGATGCCTATGATGGCAGCCAAACGAGGTAAGTAATGAACACTGTGCCCAGTAAGCCAAAAGATGGTAAAGCTACGCCTACAAAAGAAGAAATTAAGGCTGTGATGCCTAATAATGCCATGCCAGCGCATATGCCAATGCGTGGCTTGTCTAGGCTGATGCAAGCTCGTCAAGAAAATGGTGCTGGGCGCAGTATTAATAACTTAATGAACGCTCAGGCAAGACAAACCAAATTCAGAGGCTGATATGGACGAAAAAAAGAAACAAGAATTAGCCGGACTATTAAGCATGGTTGGTGTTGTCGGGGGCGGTGTGGGCACGCTTGCTGGTGGTGGGTCATTGATTCACAACGCAGTCGGTGCAAATAAAGCCATTGACCAACAGTATCAAAATCGCATTTTAGGTAAAACAAATACATTTACTCTAGCAAGTCTTAATCCACAACAAAGAGCTGCTGTAAAACGCTTGACTGGCCATGATGTAAGCACGTGGGAAGGGGGCATGCCAGTTGGCGAGTTGCCAGTTAAAGTTAATGGAAGAGATTTTTTATTAAAAGAACTTATTTTTGATAAGCAATATGGTGTCAATGCAAAATTGCCTAAAGATGCGGGGGGATTACAACTTCGTGAGGCTATTAATCAGTTGGTTGTTCCAGTTCAACAGCAGGTATTAAATGAAGCACAAAATAAAGTTAGAAGCCGTGAAGTTTTAAAAGACACGTTATCGCAGCATGTTGCCGAAGGCGGTTTAATTCCTAAAGTCGAACGAGGTAGCGGTCGATTTAATATGATTGGGCAAGGGACAAGCGCATCAGCACTAAGGCAAGGCGCTGCTGGTTCAACTGCTCCGACATCGTCACTTATCACAAATGAAGGATTTGAGACTGGGCCGAGGATGTCGTTTAATCAAATTGCTGGTCGACTACCTGCGGGACACCCATCGGCGTTTTCGGGCAACAAGGTTCCGGGTACAGACGTAATATCTACACAGCGTGGATTACAGGGACAAACCACTCCGTCAACTTTGACGGAGCCTGTGCCACAGGCACCTGGTGCGCCTCGAACGCCAATGGCAACTCAGACAAACAATTTCACGGGACCAGAAACATTTCCGGAACGACAAGCCGCGTATCGTGAAACAGTTAAGCAATTAAGGCCAACTGGACTTAATGCACTGAGGGCGAAGATTAAAGTGCCAGGTACAGGGACGCAAGCAGTCAAGGGTTTAGTGCGCGGTGCAGCCAGAGGCATAGCCAGATCACCAACATCTGCCAAAGTAGGAGCTGGAGCATTGGTTGCGGGCGGAGCTTTAAAGTTTTTAGCTGACAATTACACTTCTGACAAAATGGTAGAAGATGCAATTCGTGATCCTGTTGAAGGAACGCAACCTGGCGCTAGACCGCCAGCAGGTTCGACTAAAAACACACCTGTGCCGAATGAAGGTGAACAACAAATCATAGATATATTTGACCAAAAGTACAATTATCTTTCTAAAGACGATAAGTTATCAATAGCCAAACGAATGGCAGCTGAAGGGAAAAGTTTCAGTGCTACCGCTCGGATATGGTTGAAGTACAATGCCTCAAACTAATAAAATCAGTAAGTTGATTAACTTACTGCAACGTGCCAACGCTGGTACAAAACCAGTTAGGCAGTTTGCAGGTAAGGCTGGAATGACTGGATTACAAGGCGTTACAGCCATGGGTGCAGGACAGACGTTTGCGCCAAACAAGTCATTAGAACAAGGCATTCATTACATGATGCCAGGTACATATGTAGATTTAATTGCCAATGGCGTAGGTGGACCTGCGGGTAGTGCAATGACAGCGGCAAAAACAGGATGGGAAAACGTTATTTCTAAAGGCAGAGAAATACTTGACCCATACGCTGCTAGAGATTTGTTTCATAGCGCATATGACCCAGAAGGCAAATACGCTGCGGTAACAAGAGGTGTGGCAGATGTTTTAGATGTACCCGTGCAATCAGTAATGGACTACGCATCATTACCGATTCCCGGCGCAATGCCATTTTTACTGAAAGCAAACGCTGTCAATCAACTTGCAAATGTTGCAGTGAGAGACGTCAATCTTCCGGGCATTAACACACCAGATAGATACAAAATACCAATACTTCACGATCCAGATGAGGCGCCTGACGATTACGATAGAGAATACAATCAAGGCGTTTATGAACACAATAAAAATGTTAATCGTGGATATGACAATGCGGATGATGTTTGGAAGTTAGCTCAGAAACGCGCTGCGGATTTATCAGCAATTACGTCTGGAATAGTCAGGGAAGGCAAACGCATTGGATTATCTGTAAAACAAATAGAAGCACGCATAAAAGATGCAAAACGCAAATATGGAGCAACGGGTGCGGATGTGTTACGTGCTGGCGTCGAACCCGGCGGTATTCCAAAAGATTTCACGAACATTAAAAATCAAATTGAAGCCAGTAGACTTACAGGTGGGAAGCAAACTGGCTACGGCTATAACTCTTGGGATAGACGGCGGTAATATGGCTTTATGTCAGAGATTACAGTTATCGATGGAAAACGCTATAGGATTGACGGTACATCTAAAACAAAGTTATGCAACGGTATTGTCGTTGACAATGTATTAGACGGAACTACGCGGAACTGCAATGCTCGCGCAATGAAGGGGCGTGATTATTGCCAATACCACGGAGGTAAGGCATTAATAGGTCCAGAGCATCCAAACTTTATTACAGGGCTTGCAAGTAAAAACAAAAAGCGTTTTAGCACTGTCGGAAAGCAATTATTAGATCGCATTGAGGAATTGCGAGAAGACGTTGACCTATTCAGTTTAAAGGATGACGCAGCGTTTATCACTGCAATTATGGACAAGCGTGCGGAAGCGGCAGCTGAAGGGGTTGGGATTGACCAGTACAAAAAAGTGCAAGCAGCTTACGGGTTAGCACACAGTAAACTTGGTAGTCCAGATTTTGTAGATGCGTTTGAGCAAATTGGAGATGTCCTAACAGACACTCTAACTATGTATGATGCAAGCAGAGATGTTATAGAGTTAATAGAGAAGCGTGTAGATATTGTTGAAGCAGAACAAAGAATGATGCACGCAAAGGCGTATACTCTGGAAATAGACCAAGCGTTTTCGTTAGTGATGCAAGTGTTAGAGATAGTCAAAGATAATGTGCGGTCGTCTGAGGAGTTAATCGCCATACAAGCAGGATTCCAGAAGTTACTTAAGGTTTATCAAGCTCCTGATGAAGACGTCGTTGACGCGGAGATTATAAGTGAATCTTAGAGACTTAGAGAAACTCACACCAAAGAAATTTAAACAGTTTGCAAGGCCAGACAAGCCGTTGGCTAACGCGTTGTTGGAAGCAATGGACGCTCGGTTAAAAGACATCATCGACACTGGGGACTACAACAGCGGGAGGGCATATTCTATTAACGGCGCAGAATTAGATTATCAACGGTGGCTCAAAACCTATGCTCCGCACGCAGCAAGTTCTAGTCTTGGCGAGCATCATAAACGTGCGTGGGAGTGGGCGGAAAACATAACACAAGGTGAACCTCCTCCTGCACTCATCGAGTGCTGGTTTCGTGGGGGCGGTAAAAGCACGACAATGGAATTGATATCTGCTCGTATTGCAGTCAAAGGTTCCAGAAGGTTTTTGCTATACGTTTGTTCTACTCAAGAAGCAGCTGACCGTCACGTTACTGACATTGCAACCACAATGGAACGCTGTGGAATTGAAAGGGCTATGAACCGCTATGGCTTCTCGAAAGGTTGGAATGCGTCAAAGCTTAGAACTGCTAACGGGTTTAATGTTCTTGCCTTTGGTCTCGATACTGGTGCTCGTGGTGTTAAGTTGGACCATCTACGTCCAGATTTCATCATCTTGGACGATATTGATGAATTGGATGATTCGGTTACTAGAGTCGATAAAAAAATCGCTACTATAACGCAAACCATTTTGCCAGCAAAGTCAAATGACTGCGCTATTGTTTTTGTTCAAAACAAAATTCATGCTAACTCAGTAATGAGCCAAGTACTTTCTGGTGAACTGGACATGTTGCAAAATCGTGTGCAATCACCCATAGTTCCTGCTGTCCTTGACCTGCGATATGAACCTATCGAAAAAGAAGATGGTCGTATGGGTTACAAGATAACTGGCGGAACAGCATCATGGGAACACAAATCACTGGAGAATTGCCAGCGTGAAATTGACGACTACGGGCTTATATCGTTTTTGCGAGAATGTCAACATGACGTTGGTGTTGGAGGAAGATTTTTCCCTGAGTTTAAGCAACATGATGAAAAAGGTAATCCTTGGCATGTTGTTGATGTGGTGGATGTAAAACCTTGGTGGCGCGTGTGGGCATCTCACGACTTTGGTACAAACAGCCCCTGTGCATTCTTGTTATTTGCCTCAGACGATGTTGAAAACATATATGTCATCGGAGAGGTTTATAAAAACGGTATGGTGTCTAGCCAACAGGCTGATGCGGCTCTAGAGTTGCTACGTGCGCGAGAAATGGCTGCACCTGTGGACAAAGACATACCTGGTGGGCAGTGGAACACTAAACTTGAGGCGATTGCATTTGACTGGGGTAACACATTTCCTCCAGAAAAATACGATCAACGAATTGGTGAGTATCCCGTAGAAGTCTGGTGGCGTAAGGGTTTGCCAGCAGTGCGCGCTGTTAAAGACCGTAAGGCTGGATGGCGACGGTTAAAAGAATGGCTGGCGGCAAGTCGCATGACCGACGGAGTTGTTACACCTAGATTTCGTATATTGCGGAACAGTTGCCCGAACCTGATTAGAGAACTTGAGGGTGCAATGGCTGACCCGAAAGACCCTGAAGACCTTGACAACGGCACTAAAAGCGACCACGCACTTGACTCATGTCGATACGGTGTCATGTGGCGTGAATATCCAGTGAAGTGTGATGAGGTAATTATCAACCCGGCTACAAAACCACACTGGTTGCAAGGCAAGAAGAACGAGGATTACTTGTGATTATTCTCGGCATATGTGCATGCGTGCTATTAGCAGCATCTGTAGTAATGCAATTTGCAATATACTTCTATTTAAAGACGTTGGTTAAAACGCCTTGGTATTACAAGGAAAATAGGTATTTGTAATGGATATACGGGAAATATTGCAAGCGGCTATACAACGCACGCAACAACCAAAGGTGACTGCATTGCAAGCACCAAATGCTAAAGGTACGCCAGGCAGTTTTGATGTAGAGAATTTACTGCTCAATAAGGATGATGATTTATCAATTGACCACGGTAAATCGGAATGGCGAGTTAGTCCTGAGAACGACAAGGAAGAAGCACTCAAAGTCATTGCTTATGTAAAAAAGCAGTTTGATATGGCATATGTGTCTAGACTAGAAATGGAACTCGAATGGACACAAGCACTAGCATTTTTTGAGGGTAGGCAGTGGTTCAGGATTAATAGTCAGACACGTAACCTTGTTAATTTGCAAAACCCTAATGAGGCAGCACGTTATGTGACCGTAAATAAAATGCGTCCACTAATTGATGGTGTTGTTGGCAAACTCACACAGTGCGCTCCAGATGCTAGGGCGGTACCACTTTCGTATAGCGAATTTGACCAACAGGCTAGCGAAGAAGCAAACTTTATTGCTGGCCATTACACCAGGAAGTTTGGACGAGAAACACAAACTAAAGAGCGTGTTCGATGGGCGTGTGTTACGGGTACATCATTTGTAAAGGTTTGGTGGAATGCTAAAGCAGAACAAGTTGTTCCAGAATTTTCAATCATGGATGGTTCTGTCACAGGCTTTAAGTCAATGGCGATAGGGGATGTAGAAGAACAAATTGTCCCGTGTTTTAACGTTTACTATGACCCAGTTGCACAGACAGATGATCAAGTTAGGTGGTTAATACATGCGTGCATTCGTCCTCTATCTTGGTTTGTCGACAATTACGGTGATGCTGGTAAAAAGGTGGTTCCAGATGCTATTGCTGGAGATAATGCGGGTTATGTGGATGCATACTTGGAAGGGTTGGGTAACACAGGGTTTGGGTGGGTTCAACCGTCGACAGCACGATTAAATAACGCTGACCATAAAAAACGAGCTGCTATTGTTTATGAGTATTGGGAAAAACCTACAGAACAGTATCCTAATGGTAGGTTTATTGTTAGCACAAACAGTGCATTGTTGTACGCTGGTGAATGGCCTTATGAGAAGAAAGACGAGTTTCCATTTGTGCCATTGCGCTGGCAACCGCGTAGCGGTACGCCATACGGGCACAGCCTAGGGTTTGACTTGTGCCCGTTACAGCTTACCTACAACCGCCTGTATTCCAGAGCCGTAGAACAACTGGAGACTACTAAAGACTATGTGCTGGTGGAGCGTAACAGTAATATTGGGGCAGATGCCTTTAATAACACTAGTGATGACATCGAGGACAAGAATAGAACATATCGAAAAGTTTATTACAATCGAGGAAGTCACCCACCAACTATTACAAGAGCACCCGGAATAAGTGGTGACCTATTCCCGTTCATGCAAACTATCGAAAAAGACATGATGGATATCGCTGGACTACATGATGTATCTCAGGGTCAAGCACAAGCAGGTACTCCAGCGGAATCGGTCAAGTTACTGCAACGGGCTGATAATACGCAGCACTCATACATACGTGCTGATATCGAAATTAGTATTGCGAAGATAAAGGAGTGGGAGATTGCACTCGTTAAAGAATTCGCACCCGCTCCATTTGTTGGCAGTGTCGATGATCAAATTAATAGCAAGAGTCCTGCTCAACAAGGGATTGTTGATTTTCAAGCTATCCGTGAAGGTGGCATGTATAAGGTTGTGTATGTACCTGGGTCATCTCAAGAAGACAGTCCTGAACAGAAGTTGCAAAAGATTGCAGCGTTAAGACAGATGGGTTTATTTGGTGATCCGGCTGACCCAGAAACAAATGCCCTCGTAGTCAAGATGTTACAGTTGCCAGAAACAGGAGAGATACTTGACCATCTTGCACGGCAAAACGAAAAGCAACAACAGATGCAACAACAAATGATGGAAATGCAACAGCAACAAATGATGGCTCAACAACAGGGTCGAGGTCAGCAATATGACCCGGAGGCTGAAGGACACAAAGCAGAAATTGATGCGGAAAAGCAATCCGCTTTAGCAGAACAAAAAGCCCAACTTGAGCAACAGAAAATACAGGCACAAAGCAAAGCAAAGCAAGAAGAATACGCTGCACAAAAAATTGCAGACATCAATCACGCTATGGCAATGCAAGCAGTTTCTCCGGAACCAAAAGAAACTTCTACTCCCGGAGGAAAGCAGAAACCGCAACCTGCACCAAAAAAATAAAACTGTTGTGGTAAAGTGAGGAAAACAACTAATGTCTGACGAGATGGTGACACCAACTCCCGATTCACCAGCGGGAGCGTCTGACTCCAACCTTGGTGGAGCTTTTGCTGAATTCATTCAGGACGCCGCCGGTCCTGAAGGTGATGCGACAGGGGCGTTAAACGCAGATGCAGTCAGCAATGCAAGTCCGGATGACGTCATTAACGAGTTGCTTGGCCTAGAAGGTGACAAGCCCGGTAATGTCCCGTACGAGCGGTTCCGAGAGGTCAATGAGCGTGCAAAGCAAGCCGATGCCACATCTAATGAATTAGGTCAGTGGAAAGGTGTAATTGATGAGTTACGCGCCCAAGGATTTAATAGCGCCGCTGATGTACAGAAGGCCCTTGCAGAACAACAAGCACAAATGCAAGAGCAGGAAATCAGAGATCGCTACGAGCGCCTTTCGGAAGCTAATCTCATTGATGCGCAGAGCGCGTATGCTCAGCAGGAAGCTGAAATCACTCGACTTCGTTATGAACGACAGATGGGTGAAGTGCAACAGTATATGCTTGATAAGCAGATGACTGAAGCAATTACTCAGTTCCCTCTAGCAAAGCGGTCGCCAGACTTAGTTGCGAGTCTAGTGCAGTCAGGGATTAATCCCGCACAAGCTGCAGAACAGGTTCACAATATAGTCAAAGCAACTGCACAAGCTTTACTCCCAGATTTAACGAACAGGTTGAACAAGGGTGGAGCAGTTACACCAATGAGTAGCGGTCGGACACCAGCACCTGCTGTACAGCCTCCCGCTGCACAACGTGGACTATCTACCATTACGCAACTGCTAGGAATATCTAAAGACTCCTAAGTAAAGGAAAGACAGTATGGCAATTGACTTCAACGGAGCGCTGACACTTGCAGACTATGCAGCTATCTCCAACGACAATCTCGTAAAAGAGATTACAAAAAGTCTGCACAAGACGTGGAATGCACTTAAGGACATCCCTCTGCACACTAGCCCAACATTGCGACAGGTTGGAATGCGTTACCTTAACGCTAACATTCCTGCTCCAAACTGGACTGGTATTAACTCAGAACCCGTTGCGTTCCGCAGTAAACCAAAATCTTACGAAGAGCAGTTGTACCTGGTTCGCAATAAACTAACCGTAGACCGACGTTTGCTTAACCAACCAAACTCTATTATTGATCCAATCGAAGCACAGGTGCAGATGTTCCTCGAGGGCTTCGCCTATGATTTCAATGATAAATTTATAAACAATAACCCGGCAAGTGGTGCTGCCGGGAACTCAGCGGATTGTTTTCCGGGTTTGAATTATCGCCTGAATAACTACGCTGACTATGACATTCCATCAGAAATGATTATTCCATCACAGAACATTTCTGCTGGAACATTGGGTCTATTCCCAGCTTCGGGCAGTGGTGCAACGCCTGCTAATAAGTTTTTTGCAGACGTACAGCAGTTGTTTGACAACATGAATAGCCCAGACGGTGACGGAATTGTCCTGTACATGTCGGAGCTCACGAAGCGTCAAATGGAAATGGCAGTACGTGTCATGGGTATTGGTGCTGGATTTGATATCACCCAAGATTCCTACGACCGACCTGTTGAAAAGTACAAGTCTGCAACAATTAGGACCGTTGGGCGTAAGTCTGACGGCGTGACGTCAGTCATTGGCAACAACCAAGCATTGACGACTGCTGCTGGTGCTCAAACGGAAAAGTGTTCCTCCATTTTTGCAGTTCGATATGGCACTGGATACGTTACTGGCTGGCAGTCAGAGCCGTTCAAGCCAAAGTACTTGGGTTTGTCAAACGAAAATGGCATCATGCACAACGTGCTGTTTGACTGGGGTGTTGGCTTGTGGATTCCGCATAACCGCGCTCTTGGTCGTCTTGACCTCACGGTAGCGGTGTAATTACTAACGGTTTTAAGGAGAATAAATTATGGCACGTGATGCTAAACTCACAATCAAATGGGACAACTCCGTTACTGGAATAAAAGCCCTGCCTAACGCTACTCAAACTATTGCTGGCGCAGCAAATGCCACTAACAGCAGTACGAGCCTTTGGGTTAACTTTGGCGGTTTCTTGCAGACAGTTGCAGATGCCGCATCATTTGCAGCACAGGCTGATGCACCTGCACCCGGATCGTCGGCTGTTCCACTGTTGAATTCGGGTGGTCGTGACCAGTTGTACATGCGTGTTGCCTACCAAGTAAACACGGCTTATGCGAACGCAGGTGACTTGAAGTTTGAAGTGCAAGCAACACAAGATGCGACTGTAGCGACTCCTGTAACGTATGTTATTGGGCAGACTGTTGCGCCTAATGGTATTACAGGTGGCGCGGCTATTTCTGGGTCAGCGGCAACTGCTACTGTCACAGCGGTATCAGGAACCGTTTTGACAGCAGCTTCCCATGGTCTTAGTGTTGGAGACTATGTGCAACTGACTACTGTTGGTGGGTTGGTAATTAATAGCCAGACGCCACCAGCAAACTCGGTTTATCAAGTTCTTACTGTCCCAACAACAGGTACATTTACAATTGGACTTGGTCCTGGGTCGCTGTATAGCGGAGCAAGCACATATGCGACAACTCCACTACCAGTATCTGGAACAATCTCTGGATGTGTATTTAAACGTGCATCCGGCGGACGCATCGCGTCAATTCCTATTGCACCAAACCGTGCGGGAAGTCTTAGACTAAATACGGTTGGTGTGTCTGGTGCAGGAAGTCTAATTATTACTTCTGCATCGGTTGCATACGGACGTGATTCCGCTGCTATTGGCTAGGTGATGACATGACAAGAGGCGAGATTAAACGACGCATTAGGCTACTCGGCAGACATTATTTTGCTGGGGATAATGACCTAGACCCGTTTGGTCTTGACCTCTTGATTACGGAAGTCACTAATCAAATAGCACGGTCAACCGACTGTTACATTGGTAGGCGATACCTAGATATAGTCGCTGGCACAAGTGAATATTGTGACAGCGACTTATATCGTGTCAAGAATATATTTGTATTGCAGCAAGACGGTGATTACGTCAGGGCCAAGTTAATTGACTGGGCAGACGCTCGGTCTCGTGACTTTAGACGTACCGATTTAGATACAGTGCCAACACACGCTATTGTGTTTGGCATGAACCGAATTAAACTGTACCCACAGCCATCAACGGCGATAACCAATGGATTGATGATTGAGGGTTATGCTATCCCTGGCGATTACTGGTTGTATGACACATCAGGGAATCCTGTAACTCTTACAGATGCACATACGTGTCCTCTGCCTGAATCTGGACACGACGCAGTTGTATATGGCGTTCTCATGGAAAAAGCGTTGCAGATGCGTGACGGTGATGCCGCACAGATATACACGCAGAAATACCAAGATCGAGTTGGGCAATTAGAGTCCAATGCAGCCGTATACAGTAGGAGGACTCTGTAATGGCGTTATCAATTGCTAACATTAGAGAAGAAGCCTACAGACTCTTAAACGAAACTGACAGCAGTGTCTTGGGGCAATTACCTGATGGCACTGGCGGAGTTGACACTATATCTCCGACAGACGGTGTCACAACTTTTATCGTTGAAGCGATTACTGATTTATGTAAGACATGTGTCTATGTACCAGTAAGTGCAACACTTGCTTTTGCAAATAATAGCTTGTCATCAAATATTACATCTGCTAGTGCAGTCACTAATAGTGGTTCTATATGGACTATAACAGACGTCTACTACGGCTCCACAAGATTATTGCATGCTAGCGAGCAATCTATCAGGGCAAATGACCTTAGTTATAAACAAACAACGGCTGGGTCAGTTGCTGGCATATTGTATTGGTATAAACCTGACGCTTATCGCGTGGCGGTGTATCCGTCCAATGCGACTGGTGGGTCAATCAATATGACTGTTTATGGTGCAGGTATACCGCCAATGCCCGTAGATGACGCAACGCCATCGTTAGACTTTTTGGCAGATGATTTACTCAAGCAGTTACTGGCAACATATGTTGCAATGAAACTTATCATGAAAAATATTGATGACCCAAGTTTGGCTCAACGTATGTTTTGGCGCAACTGGTACGACGAGCAGCGCATGAAATTGTGGATGCAAATGGATATGTCCATGAAAACACCAGGTGCACCATTTGCCATACCGCCAGTTAATCCTTCAGGAGGCAAAAAATGAGTATCGCGTGGGGACGGTTAATTTTAATTGCAATAGGTGCGTTTACTGCAAGTGCAGCTCCAGAGTTTGATTCTGCGTGGAAAGCACAACACATTGCAGATACGGCTCCGTTTGGCGTTGTCATGCGTGTA